TTACACAACTTTAAGCAATTCCAAATTGCCTGCGTGGGACGAATTTGGGACGTGACCATCAAAAATACTATCAATTTGCTTGGCGTGAGCGCTTAAATGACGTGGTGCGAGATGTGCATATCTCTGAACCATTTCAATAGATTCCCAACCCCCCATTTCCTGTAAAACTGTCAGCGGAACACCTGCCTGAACTAACCAGCTGGCCCATGTGTGCCGTAGGTCATGAAAGCGGAAGTTATCTATCCCAGACCTCTTTAGTGCAAGCCTCCAAGCCGTGTTACCATCGACGCGCATTTTCCTAACTTCTGCTGCCTTTGTCCCATCAGATCTGGTGCTGGACTTCTGGTGAACGAACACCCACTTTTTGTGATTACCAATCTGGCTGCGTAATAATCGGCAAGCGGTGTCGTTGAGAGCGACGCCAATTGCCTGACCTGATTTGCTTTCCTCCGGATGTATCCAAGTAACCTTTCGCTGAAGGTCTACATCCTGCCACTGCAAATCAACAATATTTGATCTACGCAGTCCTGTGGCCAGCGCAAATATAACTATTGATTTTAATGGCTCAGAACATTCGTTGATTAACCTTACCGCTTCATGAGGCTCAAGCCATCTAACCCTTTTCCCTCGCTCTTGCGGCACCTTAATTACTGGGCCACGCTCAATCCACTTCCAGTCTCGTTCTGCGGCTCGCATAATTGCCTTCATTAGGGCTAGATGCTTTGCCTTTGTTGAAATGCTAACGGGAACTTCAACGAATGGCTCCACTAACTCGCCGCGCCTTCTTAGTGAACCTGCTTTCGACTCCCAGTTATCTCTATGTTTTCTGTTCGTCATTTTACTGACGGCCGCATAAATTTTTGCTTCAGAAATATTCTTCAGCAATACCCCTTGAAAGTGGATGAGCCAGAATCCGATCCGGCCCTTATCAGCATCCAATGATTTCTTATGCGCCTTTTCTTCAAGCCAGCGTAAGCAAGCGTCGTTGAATGTAACATCAGGGAAATCACCAAGACGCTCTATTCTCCATTGCTCCGCTTTCAGTCTATCGTGTAGCTCCTGCGCTTGGCGCTTGTCCTCTGTGCCAAGAGATTGCTTAATTCGTTTTCCGTCCGGAGCCGTGAAATCGGCATACCAAACGGAACCCCTGCGGAAGATTGACATGATATATCCTTAGCCGACCCGCCGCCGATCACCGACACAGTGTGTACTGGATCGCTTAATGCAGCAATACAGGCTTTTCGAGTTAATAGGTATGGTGATTGTCGCTTGCTTGGGTCTTTCCGAGTGGCAGCAAGGCGACCTGATGAAATCCATTTCTTTGCTGTTGCCCTTGATATCCCAAGGAATTCGCAAGCCTCATCGAAGGTGAGACTGTATTTATCCATTTTGGCCTCTTATCTCTTTATCAATCTCATCACCGATCCCACTTAAACTGACCATTCAGAACGCCAATAGCGAAAAGAAGCCAAGCCAGCTTGTAGCCAAGTGGCTTTATCTTCTCGTAGTGGCGCAGGATGATAGGGCGGGTGATGGAGTCTTTGTTTGTGTTGGCCGGTAGGTCGGCGAGGGTGGTTTTGATTTCGCTGTTACAATTCTTTGCGGCTGATAGGAGGGCGCTTTGTCTCTCTTCAGGAGTCACGTTTCACTCCTTCAATTTTCAACGCCAATAGGAACTAGTCGTCGCTCTGCCAGAATATCGACACACTCATCAAAGTCAGATGTGTATGCATCAAGCAATTGCTCTTTGTCTTGATATTTCTGCATGCCATCCCACCAGAGTTTTTGACCGGTCCCACGCTGAACGCATAATCGTTTGGCCCAGTGAGGCGCACCGATGAAATCACTGACGGAGCCAGATAAAATCGTCCAATGCATCATAAAAACATCCCTCTCACCATCTCACCCTCAATAAAGTAAATGCTCATCAGCGCTGCATACACAGCGAACGCGATAGCTACCAATGCGGCTTCCGATAGTCGTTTCATGCTGCTTTACTCCCAGATAAAACATTAGGACTCAGCCATAGGCACTCAAGGCGCTTAACCGAGCCTTTTCGTCCGGCTGCCGATGATCGTTTTTCCTGCTTTGTCCAGCCGGCAAGAATGTCGTTATACATATCCGTGTTGTAGCCGCTAAGGACGACCATCCCCTCAAGCTTGCTCACGGTATCGAGCAGGGTTAAGTGGGCGGCGTTATCCATTTCATGGCGGTAATATCGTGATGAAATGACGCGGGTGTCATGGACGTATGGCGGGTCAACAAAGTGAAGCGTTGAAACTGTGTCGTGGTCTAGCATGCACTGGACTGCATCGCGATTCTCTACCAGGACACCTTCGAATCTCTGGCCAACTGCAGCTAAGTTTTCAGGCATCCTTGCCCACAAGTGCTGAGCGGTTGCTGAACTGCGTTTGGTATCCAGTCGAAAGCCGGTTGTTCCCTTTGTTGCTCCAGCAGAACCGAATCCCATTGTTGCTCTGATGACTAACTTCCGTGCTTTCTCGACCATCGTTTCCGCTTCACCGTATGCGCCTGTAAATTCATCACGAGAGTAGGGGCTCAAAATCAATGACTCGATAAGGCATTCACGCAGCATCAAATCGCGCAGAACTAAAAAGAGATTAACTACGTCACCATCTAAATCGTTATATACCTCTGCGTAGCTCCGTTCTTTCCTTAAAAGCACTGATGCAGCGCCACCGAATGGCTCTACATAATGGGTGTGGGCGGGAAAGTGGCTGATAACCCACGGTGCCAATCTGAATTTTCCACCGTGGTAACGAATTGCGGGGTGTTTGATTTCGTTCATGCCGATCTCCCTTTCCTTCGCTCATCAATTTCGAAGTCGTCACGGCATCCTTCGTCACAGAACAGTCCACGAGTTATTGGCTGGCGACACTCTGAGAAGTGACAGAATCCGGTAAATGCCATTGCCGGTTTGTGGTTAGCGATACCGATTTCTATGTTCAGAGATTCAAGCTCTTGGGCTCTATCAATTTCGTCGCACATTAAGCCACCTCGTCATTTACCGGCTCGGATGTGAAATCTTTCAGTGCCTTTTCACATGCAAGACTGACTCGGTTGATGTGCTGCTGCATGGCTTGCAAAGAATCAATTTCTGACTTCATCACGCTACGCATAATCAATGCGGTGATAAGCTGGCTCAGCTTTGGGTAATACCCGACAGTCTTTTCATAGGTCTGCCCAGCATGCTTGCTATCATTGCCAAACACATTCTTTGAACTGAGCGTGAACTGATATTCATCACTAGTGATGACGTAATTTTCTATTTCGATACGCATAGGGAATCTCCAGTTATTTAGATGAAGTCCGTTTCCCTTTGATTGCTTTCTCGCAATCGTTCCATACTGTTTTAGCGAAGTGTTGACGGGGTATGCTGAGGACGTAGCGGCGTTGTTCACCGTTAGGGCCGATAGGCTCGTTGAGCCACTTTTCGAATGAGTCGCTCATGATTTACTCCCAATAAAAAACCCCGCATTAGCGAGGTTCATTGAGGTGGTGACGATTAGTAACTGTTGAACATAAAGTAGGTATTTAATCCGTTATCTTGCTCATCCAGAAGCTTCCAGCTTCTTTCATATCTGACTATGTAGTCGTTAGCCTGTGATGGGCTGTAGTGATGATTAACCTTTTCAAGCTCAGTAATAAATCGAGTGGTTGTAACAACTTTCCGACCACTTGGCTCAATGACGATTGAGGCTCTAAAGGCTATGGGTACATCCTGACGACGCGCCATCATTTACGCTCTGGCGGGGTATAATCCATTTTACCCAGCGTTTTACTCACTTCCCTGTAGTGCTTTACTCTTTCACGAAAGTATTCGCGTAAATGCTCTGGCTGCTGTTCCTCTATTTGCATAGGGATAACCGGCATGTTGTAGCGTTCTTTAAATGCAACGCCACTGGCAGCCAAGTCCACAGCCATTTTGTCTTTATCTTCTTGCGGTGTATTAGCGAGATTGTAGCTCACGGCTTCCTCCTGTTCGTTTACAGGAGTATAGCGCGGTTACCGATAGACTTCGCCGCACATGAGCACTGCGCTGGGCTTTCGCTCTTTAATTCGCGCTAACATGATTGTGCATTCGGATTGAGTAGGGTAGATATCTTCGGTAACTGGTAGGGCATCGCAACTATCGTTAAAGCAGGAACTGACGAGAAGAACAAAGCCTATTAGCATTTAATCTCCTTTGCTTTCCAGTTCAATTTCTACATTGCAGTAAGGGCAGAACCCATCAGCCTCAGCATGCTGCTGAAAGGTAATGAATCGGCGACATGAATAGCATGTGATATCTACCTTACTGTTGACGTCTTCAACCCCAAGTGCCGCGAGTTTCCGTTCTGCTGTCTCGGCTCGCTCTCTGTATTTTCTACCTTCAGAGCATGCTTTATTAAATGCTTGCACGGTTGGGCGGTTGTCCAATACTGCAAGTCGCTCACGCAGCGCTAGCAGTTCAGTAGCCATTTCCATTTGTTCGCTGCGAGTAAGTCCGGCATCTAATGGCTTTCGGATAAAACTGTTAATTCTGTCTTCACTCAGCATCTGCATTCCCCTCTACCAGACCAAATCAGCTTTGAATTTATGCCCACACTCTGGACACTCTACATCGACGTTCTCAGAGGTTTGCAGAGCATAACCATGTGTACCATCAGTAAATGTATCGTCCGAATTTAAGTCAAAAAACTCTTCGCATTTCGGACACTCAACATATAAATCAACAGACCATTTAGCCTCTACGTTAGCCACTACTCACCCCCGTCGATTTCCATTGTTTCGGCTGCTTCTTTTCCTTTCGCCGTTAATCGCACTCTGTAGTTAAGTGTGGGGTCGCCGATATCGTTGTAGGCAAACTCCACATAGCCCAGACGAAGCAAAACTGGAATACTTGGTGAGTTAACAGGGCGTTCGCACGAATATGCACGGTCAACGCGACACTCATCACCCCTTCTTCCGTCACCCGAAGCTAAATATCGGGTACCGTTAAGCATGCGCCGCAGTGTGTAAATTTGAGCGTTTGATAGCTTTGCCACTACTCACCCCCTTCAACCAGTCCGCGATAGCAGTCCGCGATAGCAGTGAGGGCAATCGCCAATTACCTCGTTATTATCGTCATATATCTGTCCTTGATGACATTTCCAGCATCGAAGTTTCAAAGCCATCTCCGTTGCTCTTATCGTCGCGTGATTTTCATAGTGTCGGTCATTAATACGCTCTAAATACCCACGTTTAATAAGCGAATCACACATCTTTCCAACACTTACCGGCATCAAGGTGTCGCCGTCCCAATGAGCGGTTTTTCGCCAGTGCTCTATTTCAATTTTAAGTCCGTGGATCACAGCCGGTTGAATATAATCCATTTCTTTTTTAGTTAGCATTTATCCCCCTCGACCTTGAAACCGGCTGCGCGAATGGCAGTGGTGTCTACTGCCATCTTGTAGATGTCCTTGATTGTTGACCATCCAATAACTGCCCTTACAGTTTGAATCCCCAAGTCATTACAGTGCTCACAAGGATCATCTTCATCACAGTCGCCGCCACACTCTTCACATGTAATATCTGTCTCTGTGAAGAATTCACCGCTTAAAGCGCCTTTCGCTCCGTTTTCTGCTGTTAGTGATTCCGGCATGATGCAATAACCTTCAGGCACAAGTAGCCGCGCCTCTGCTGCCTCTGCGCGTTTACCCGTTGCAAGAAGCCGATCCGCCATTCTGTGCCACTCATTATCAGCTTGGTTGACCTTTTCACGCAGACCATCTCGCTCTTTCTCTGCTGCTTCCAGCTTGGCTAGCAGTGCCTTGCCGCGTTCTTGCCAAGCCGTCCATGCAACATTGGCATCGATAAAGTAATAGCTGCCAGATTCATTGCGATTCATATGATGAGGGTGAAATAGGGAAATGAACCAAGGCTCAAATTCTTGGCGGTCTAGCTCTTCGATATGCTTATCCATCATGCCTCCCGTTCCGTCGACCAAGTAACTTCGTGGTTGGCTGTAAGCCTGAAAGAATTCCCGCATTCACGGCACTCGCTCAATTCTTCATCAGCATCATAGCAATCGTCGGTGTTTATTGACGCTGAACAATATGGGCATTTTGCATTGCTCTGATATTTAAAGTCCCATTCATCAAAATCTTCATCATTAGGTATACGAGCTATGGCAGTGGCTCTAACTTCTTCAACTTGCTTTTCATAACAAGAGTTACACGTCCAGCCCCACGCACCATCAACCGTTACTGTCGCCCACACTCCACCGCCGCTATCGTGCTCATTACGTGGTGGTATTCCTATCGCGTCTTTACGCTGAACGTTACAAGACTGGCACCGATCATGCTCATCACAAACCTGATATGACATTCTTTCGCCATTCTGGTTACAGTGGGAGCAGCCGTTTACCCACATCCAAACACCGTTAATCTCAAGTGCGTAAATATGTTTTTCTGCTGGCTCTATGGAAAAGTCACATTCTTGAATTAATTTCCCACCTTTAATAACTCGCTCTCCGAATTGCTGAGTTTTTCCTGAGCGGCAACGTCGCATATTTGGCATTAGACGCGGGTCATTAATTTGACCAATAATGATTTCGCCTTTATCTGTTTTGTTGATCACGTTTTCCATCACGCACCTCCCCGCAGACTGGCACTATATTGCTTATGCCACTGTTTAGTTCGATTCTGACTGGCTGACCGCTTTACCGTTACAACCATGTGAATTCTCCACCCTGAAGATGATGTGTGATCGCGCTTCTGAAATAGGACTGCCTTTCTGTTGCTTATCTTCCCGATAATGCCAAGCAGTCGCTTTGCTTCACGATTTTATTTCATAGAAAGTCCTCAGCAGACTAGCTGCTTTAAATAAGGTGGGGGATTAGGCTGCCAGTCCGTTGGCAGCGAGTGACAATTTCAGGTTGTTATTCATCCGCTCTGCAATCCGTTGCGCTGTGAGTGGATTTTTAATTATTGAGTTTTGAGGGGTGATCCATCCGTGGTGTATTTCTGAATAAACGAGAGTTATGCAGCCAACAGTGATGTTGTCGTGAGGGTTTATCATGATTCACCCCATATATTCAGGAGAAACATTTTTTATTGTTGTTTGTACCAGTTTCAAAAACTCAGCACGCCGAAAATTAAGTTGTTCTATTTCATCCTTGAATTCATCCCTGTTAAGCCGATTGACTATTAGTTGTTTCTGCTCTGGGAAGTCACTGCAATAGCTCACAAAGTCCACCCACTCTCTCCCCGAACAATCAAGGTGCCCTATTAACTGCCATCTATATGCTGGGTCGAAAGATTTCCGCTGTAGAGTTGCATAATGAACTGCCGCTGTGACTGATTTAATTTCGATAACTCCTTTATCGCCAACCAGACCATCAGGACTGTCACCGTAGGTTCCTAGGTCAAAGAACCCACCATTAGTTACATCAACGAAATTCATGTCTTCATATAGCATCCTTGCTATTGGTTCCTGCTCATGTCCACGATCCATGTGCTCGTTAGTGAAGCTGAATTCTGATTTCTCGCCTTTAATGATTTCTAATGCGACTTGTAGGGCGTATCGCTTAGCTGGGTCTCCAAATGCTTTGCCATAATTCGCCATAAAGAATCCAAAGTTAGAAGCCGTAACTTTGCCTATCCTTAGACGCTCCCATTCTTCTGTGTTTTGTTGGATGTCATGCCATATCATTCTGAGCACTCCTTAATCAGTAAGGACTGGTTATCTTGTGAGATACTCATTCTTGCCAAAACTTTATCTAAGCTACCATCGCGCCTGTAGGCTGCCTTTGCGTTATCCCATGCAACGGTATTGCTAGGCACCAATTCTTTTTTTACTTGAGCGGCAGGGCATATCCTTAGCCCCTCTACAGATTCCTTTCCAAATCTCACATTTGGCTCAACATAAACAGTGACCTTTGCACCAATCCAATCATCAATAAATGGTGAGCCTGTAATAGTCTTCATCATCTTGCTATTGGTGGCATTCAGTATCATTGGCTTAAGTTTTTCACCTTTCCGAATCTCCCCTTCCTGAAAGTAAGCAGTGTTAAACCGGTCCTTGGTTTTTTTGGATTTATCAGATTCAAGCGTCACTCTTGCTATGGTCAAAACAGTCGGCTCTACGATGTCGGCGCTACTTAAATAAGGTGAGTCAAAAGCTTTTCGATAGTGAGTTTTTTCGGTAGTCATCACTCTCCCTCCCTTTCTTTTCGGCATTCCCATAACTCGGCATACTCTTGCATTATTACCATGAGATTTTGCGTTAGAAATACCTTCTGATTTCCAGGCATATCGGCGTTATTTATAATTCGCTTAAATCTTTCTTTTAGAGTGTCCCGCCGGTTTTTATTGGTTTTCGTGTTTCTATAGTGGGATGGAATTGCCATCACGCCGCCTCCTCGTGCCCGTCAATCATCATCGCTCTCTCATACTTCGCTGCAATAAGCATTGAGTCCCACAAAAATTGAGATGCCTTTTCTTGGAAATCACAGTTATTAAGCATCAGGTGAAGTACCTTGGCGTCTAAATCACAGAATCCAACACGCTTGAATAGCTCTTCAATGTGCTTAATTTTTATTTCTGTATTCAGCTCGGCGGTTCGCGCTTCCAGCGCTTTTTCGTCACGATAATCAAATCCGTTGGTTACTTTATCGAGCGCCATAACTTGGGTGACATTCATAGCGGATTCCCCTTTGAGCGTAGAAACTCAACTATCTTGTCCAGCAAGCTCTTGCGTGGTGGGGGAGTGAAGCTTGCTGATGTAAGGCGGTTAGATGGATGATGCTGGATGGATAAAATACCGTTCAGTGGGCTACCGATAAGCCGGTTGCCCGATAAAGTTAATGTGCTCATCGGTGCTCCTGAAATTTAAATTTGTTGATTTACGCCCACAGCAAAACACCGACTATGGTCAGTTATTTAGTAGTGGGAGTGGGGAGTTAGTGGGGGAGGATTAACTACGCTTTTGTGTTGTGTAATCAGCGATTACTTGTCCATCTTTCCCGAAATATTTAATCTGGTCAGTTGGATGACAGTTCTGCTTATGCTTTCCATGCTTCAGTTGGTTGGAAAAAACAACATCCAGATTTGCGCTATAGTTCATGCCGACGATGGTTCCCAAATCTCCATATACTTCAACCATCATTCCGATTCTGGCAAAGTCGATGCCACGATGTTTAATCATGTCTGCAACGAATGTTTTTGCAGTGCTCATATCTCACCTATTTAGTTGGAGGGGTTATCCTCAAAAGAATCCAAGAACAGCACCCAAAGGCGCTACGAAAATACCGATAACACGCGCTACCTGCATTCCACCCCAATCTGCTAATGCAAGCCCGTAGGTGGCTAGTTTGTAGATATTTGCTATCCAGCCAGCAAAAGCTAAAAACATCAGCGCATAGAATGCGAAAATCAATTTCTCCATCGTCTTACCCTCTCGACTTAATCATTGCGTCTGCTGTTTCATAGGCATTTTCTGTCATGCACTTTATCAATGCAGCTGCGCTTTCATACTCATCAAGGGATTGCCAATAAATTGGAATCAATGCATCCATCGCCTTAGCTGCAAAATAATCCCTAAGCGTCATGCCGGGGTCGCAATCCCCGCCAATGTCATTAAACGGAAATGCCAATCCGCCTGTTTCTTTCTCTGCCATCGTCTTACCCTCTATCAGTTGGTGAAATTAGGAATATCAATGCCCATCATTCTGAGGGCTGTAGCTGGATCGAGCGCCAGGATGTCACATGGCAATTTTGAACGAATCTCAGCTGACTCAACCCGATCAACTTTAATCATAAAATCAGCAAACATTTCGCGGTAATTTTCTTCTGATTCTGTATCTACAGGTTGACGAAAACCGCGTTGCAATGCGCGACGCTTAAGGCTATCTAGATCAGGAAATGACATTGGCATATTTTTACTCTCTATCAATGAACTTGCAGATGCCCTCACAGGAAGGGCAGCGGTCAAAATCACTGGTTGGATTTAGGCAATAAAAAAGGCCGCTTATGCGACCTGAGTTTGCTCTGGCATCTCATATGGCACTGAAGGTTTTTCGAACGCCGCCCATGCAATCAGCACCATTCCCGGACAATTATCACCCCAGTTGCTTCTTGTTTTCAGTTCACCATCATCACCCACATAGAACATGTCGTAATAAATGCGCCCCTCTTCAGGGTATTCGTGATAGAAGCTTGTGAAACCAATATAATCGCCATCGTCATTAATCCAATAATCTAAATCACCCGGAGTTTCAGTCGGGAAATCACCATTTTCTTGCTGGAAATCAATTTCTTCTTGAGTTGCTGCGCAGTTTGCGTAGCGTATTTCAATTACTCTGCGCTTAACTTCCTTCAGGGTTACTATTCGCTCTGCTTTCCCATTGGCACCAAGTCCACCGAATTCACCGCGATACTCATACATATCAACTACACCCCAGACCTTGATATCTTTACCTCGGGAAATCTGAGGGACTTCTGAGGGATTTTTCCATACTATTTCCATCTCTTACCCCTTAACTATGTGGTGGGCTTCTTTGCGAACGTTATTGATCGCCTTCAACAGGTAACAACACGCCGTTAAATTCTGGCGCGTCTCTGTTCACGTATTGCCAAGCAACAACCGTTGAGTCTGAGAAACTTGAATTCCTCACGGATGTGCTTGCCCACCAACAATTCCGTGAGGAATCATCATTAATGGTTAGCGGCTCATCGGTATGCCTTACTGCTGTGATTGTGTGTAAAGAGCCATCGGCCCATTTTCTTACAACGTGGCACTCAGGCCCTCTATCAGGGACGTCATCGTTAATATCAATCCAACTCATTTTTAAAGCAGTGGCTGGGTCTAGCTGGAGAATATCCCACCCCAGCTTTGAACGAATCTCACCAGATTCAACACGGTCAATGTTCACCATAAAATCAGCAAACTTCTCGCGGTACACTTCTTCTGGTTCGTTTTCTAACGGCTGGCGGAAATTTCGCATTTTGGCGCGACGCTTCAGACTTTCTAAATTAGGGAATGACATTGGCATGGTATTTACCTCGCTGTTAGTGATTCTGACTTACGGAAGCCTGCTGAAAACTTAGCCACTTCAGGCAGGCAAATATTGTCTGCGCTTGGCTGCTCTGAGGTGCGAATCGGTACTGACATCGTTGCTTTGTATACCCGAGCTGTGCAGCCTGTAAGGGCTGTAGCAATGTTCTTTTCTAAGGTGGCGTCACTTATTGACTTGGCGTAATGCGCTTGAGCACGAGCCAGTTTCTTGCGTTCTTGCTGGTTTGAAATAGTCATTGGATTACTCCATCTGGTGGCTTTATGCCTGCCGACTCGTAAATCGACAGGGTAAATCCACTCGTCACTTTTAGGCTGCTTACGCGTTAACCGGGCGCGAACCGGTTACTAAGTGATGCTTTACGCCCCCTTTCCCTCACTACGTCGCCATGGGAACCCGACCTGTAACACCGTCGTCGCGTGTCCTGAACTCAATCAGGAACTTAAGTGCGGTCTAACCGCGTTAGTGCACCATTTCGGCACCTCCTGTTATGGTTTAGTTTTTTGCGACCGAATCAGTCGCCTAGATTGTTAATGAGCAGCCTGTCGTCCTGACTGGCGCGGCGAGTAGTTCCGTCGTCCGCATCGATGTTTCGTTTCGATGGATAGATTATTAGCTGTTGGTTAATTTTAGTCAATAACCAATGGTTAATTTAGTTAAGATTAAAAATTAACTATCTGAACTTAAAGTGAATTTATTTTAAAAATAATTCAGACGTGACCCTTCGCACCGGCTAACAGGCGTTAAAAGTGTGAGATGAGTGGTGTTTAATGCGGGTAGGGTGGTGAGATTGTCAGATTACGGGCACAAAAAACCCGGCAGCGAGGCCGGGTTAGGTTGAATTCTTGGTGTTTCGTAAAAGCTATTTCAATACTAGTCCGTTCAAGACGTCCAATATTTTTGATACATAGCTACCAAACACATATACGCAGAATGCGAAAACAAGGCTAACTATAACGCCGGTTGCTTTAAATGTGGTTTTTAGTGATGAAATACCAGTCTCTATAGTAGTAAGTCTGCCATCTATAGACTTTACGTCAGTCTTGAGTTCTTCAATATCGCGTCTTATATATTCGATATGAGCCTCTAATTTAGCGACTTTTATTTGCATATCATCTCCTCCCCCACTGCCGCCACCATGACGCAATAATGCTTCATCATTATGATTCTGTCCAGCAACAGACTCTGGAGAAGCTCCGCCGATATAAGATACAGAGTTATTATACATTCTTATCCTCGACGTTTGTGATATTGAAAAATATATCTTTGCTATCTATAGGGGATTCAGTGTTATGGGCTAGATCAATTAGATGGCAGTAAAAGTGATACGTCCCGTTTGAGGGCGCATCGAAGTAAAAACTAGCGGAAAGGAATGACGTGTGGAAGTCAGGGTCTATCTGGTCAGACGGAACGCCTCCCATGCCAATAGATGTGACAATTTCCTTCCCTTCGGGGTCTGCAAGAGTGAAAGATACTAAGTACCCCCTTTCTGTATTCAACTCTACGAAAGAGATTCCTACGCTCATAGCAATCCGATTATTGTTAGCTCTAAAATTTAGCGTAGGGGCCGCAGCTCCCTTTAGATCAAACTTGGCAGGGAAAATGAAAGCAATTTTACCGAGCTGAGCATGCTCATTTAACTCATTCATATATTGAATTATTTCCATTATTTAGAGCATTTATTAACATCTATGGGCTAGCAGTGGCTACCTAGCAAACATCTCTGAGACTATGTACCCAGCAACAAAAGCAGCAACTATGAGGACAATAACAACCACGGTGCTGTTTAATTTCATATGAACCTCTAGGTCTTAGTCGTGGGTTAGATTACATCTGTAGTTTGATTTCTTTCATGAAATCATCGACAGCCTTAATTGCCTTATCAAAATGATCCTCTGATTCAACCCTAACCAAAACTCTATATTTGTGATATTCAGAGTACTTTTTTGTCATAGAGTCCAGTTTTCTACCTGAAAGTCTTCGCTTTATTGAGTTAATCCTTTCATATGGAAAGTCAAAGTCTTTCTTGTCGTATTTTGACAGGCTGTTATTTGAATATGCTCTTCTCTGGGCCTCAAGAATGACCAGTATGGGTTCCACCAATACGTTCCACTCTTTGCGTATCTCGTTAACTTTCCCTGCCCTAACTCCGCTAAAGTACGATGCAATAATTGCAATTACTGATATAATTGTTCCTATAATTGCAATGATAATCTCTATCTTCACGAGGTATCCTTATGACCCTGCTTTATGATGGAAACTGGCTTGCCTGCTTCTTTTACTGGTATGGCATAGTATCTTTACCCGTGGTTGGTAGTTATATTGCATTCAAAATAGGAATGCGCCACGGGAAGAAATATTTCAGTTAAAGGCGGCTATTTCCTGTAGGGCTAGCAGTGGGTTAGCCGTGGATCTTGTACGCGCGAGACTGGCTAATCAGAACCTTGGAAACAATATTGAGATTTGCTTCGGTATGCTGATCGATATACCAGGTCTCATATTTTTTGTTATCCGAAATCACAGCTAGCCTTGTGTGCTGCAACTGTAATCTTTTAACGTACAAATCATTATCTAAAACAAAGATGTAAATCCCATCCCCGTCAAAATAGTTAATGCTCACATCAACGAAAATCTGATCTCTTGGTTCAAAGGTTCCAGACATGCTGTCACCGTTTACGGCGATTAACTTTATGTTTTCCTGCGGACGGTTGCCAAACAGAAGCCTCGCCTCATCTGAAGAGTACTCAATAGATTTTATCGTCTCTATAAACTCATCTTTCAGAGCAACCCCTTTTCCTGCACTTGCAGATATATTAAGGACATCTACGCGGTAATAGTCACTACTGATTACATCGACAGTATGAGGTTGTTGTCCATGATCATCATCTCTCACCAATCCCCTCCCATACTCAAGCCATTCAGACCTAACGCCAAGCCAGCGACTTAATGCAAGAATGTTTGTTGAGTCTGGGATGGCTGCGGCATTAAGCCACTTCCATATTCCTGGTTCAGATATAGATATCCCGTGTTTTTTAAGTGCCGCCTGAATTCTTTTTGGCAGCCCGCGCCCAGCCACGCCAGCATCTAAACATGCAGCGTGCAACCTTTCTGAGAACTGTTTATTTAAATCTTCTTTTTTAACCATTCGTTAAGTATCCGATGGATTGACATAACTGTCAGTTAAGATATATTATTAACTCGTAGTTAATTTAGTTAATAAGGATACCTATGAACCCAGTACAAATTGCAGTTGATGCAGTTGGTGGGCAAACGGCAGCAGCGAAGATCTGCGGGCTGTCAGTCGTAGCTGTTCACAAGTGGACAGTAAAGGGCCGTTTACCTAGAACCGAATACACAAAAAAAACCAATTATGCGGTCCTTTTAGCGGCTGCGGCGGCAGGGAAATTCACAGCAGAATGGTTATTGAGTGCCGCAAACCCTGACAAAGAACACCAAATAGCAGCTTAAGCACTACCGCTCTTTACACAATTTAGGCGACTGATTCGGTCGCAACACTACCAAAGTGACAAGCTCACCGCTTTGTCACGTACCAACATCAAATCACAAGGGAAGTATTACGCATGGAACGTGCAAGTAACAGCAAACTAACACAGCGACAAATTGACCGAGCAGAAACAGATCTGCTGATTAACCTCAGCATGCTAACTCAGCGCGGTCTAGCGGGCATGGTTGGATGTCATGAATCGAAGATAAGCCGAATTGACTGGCGTTTTATGGCGGCGGTCTTTTGTGCTTTTGGGATGGCATCCGAGATAAGCCCGATAAGCAGAGCATTTCAGGATGCATTTGGAGTGCTTACAAAGCAAAAAGCCCCTGCACGAACAGAGGCTCAAGAACAGCAAATAACTATGTCTTTCTAGAGGTGATAATAATGCAAAACACTGGATCAGTAAACAGTAAGGAGTCACCTCCTAAATTTAAGGTTGGTGACGTATTCGATACCGCTTATCCGTTTAAACGGCATGAATACACCTATGAAAATATTTACGGTGAAATTGAGGAAGAAACCAAATGGATTGGTGGTTGCCATAAGCAATTTGAACCAGCGGATTGTGGATATGGGGATCAGGCTTTCTATGTCGCAGATGGAGAAGGGCGACGTATTCTTGAGATTCTGGCTGTCGTGGATATGCCGGGGAAGTGGCAACGCAGGATCATCTATTCGTGCACGATGTTTCCCCCAGAAGGAAATCCCCGTCGCGGCAAGGTTCCGTACACCGTAACAGAAGCCAGATTTAGCAGCATGATCCCAGGCTACTTCACTGATTATGAAGTGGAGGCCAAATGATGCGAAAGAAAACTAACGCAAAGCAGCGAGAGGTTACTCAGCAGCGATCCGCCAAGCCTGACGAATTAGTCATGGTCTGCGTAGACAATCCAATATTCGGGAATAAGCTCGTTGAGAAATTCAAGGAGATTAAGGCTATGCAGGGGAAAGCCAATGAGTAACGTCTTAGCGTTTCGTCAACCAGACACAGCAAGGCCGGAGGCAACCGGTAAGGGGTTTGCCTTGATGCATAGAAAAATAATGGATCTGCCTTTCTACAGGACGGATTCTGAAGCTGTTCACCTGTGGTTCCATTTCATCCTTACCGCCAATCACGCACCGGCAATAGTTAGTACTGAGCTAGGTGATGTCATGGTTCGTCGAGGTGAATTTATGACCGGTCGTAATAAGCTGGAATTGGCAACCGGTATCACAGGAAACCGTATTAAATATCTCATCGGTAAATTTGAAAAACTTGGGATGATCACTAAGTCAACCACCAAGAAATTCTCACTAATTTACGTCACAAAATACGACGAATATCAGCCAAATTTAGTGCCAACAGATTGCCAACAAAGTGCCATCGCAAACCCGCTGATACCAAGCGCTGGCGGCGAGGCTGTGCCAACAGATTGCCAACAAAGTGCCACAAACAATGAAATACTAAATACTAACTTAATATCTAAAGATATTAAGTGTGCAACTGGCGACTCAAAAACGGTTAATCAGGGACAAAAGATTTCCTGCGAAGAAGTCTGGCAATGCCTGAAAGAAGAACTACCCGAAGCCAGAGGTTGGCGAGTAATGGATGATGACCGGCGAAACCTGATTAGACGCTTTTGGGCTAAGGCAAACAAAATTGCCCGTCAGATGGATAACGGTCAGCCACTCACAATGCAAGGGTTTAGAGAATATCTGAAATACATCAGCGAGAACTGTCGTTGGATGCTGGAAGACCGTCCTGACAATCGCAGTGGCAAGACATGGCGCAGGATGAAGTTTGATAGCTTCCTGTCAGAAAAGCTTTATCGGGACGTTCGAGAAGGAGACAAGGATGATCGCTGATTATAAAACACCACCACACAACCTCGACGCAGAACAGAGCGTTCTTGGCGGCCTGATGCTGGATGACGGCAGTGATAACGTCGCTAAAGTTCTGTCCATGCTGAAACCAGAGTCATTTTACACCCGCCCGCACCAAGTAATTTTTGCAGAAATTAAAGACTTGGTTAGCAGGCAGATCCCCATAGACCTACTGACGATTTTCAACCAGATGGAGAACAAGGGCATTAGTGGCACTGTAGGCGGATTTGCTTACATGGCTGAGCTATCGAAGTACACCCCCAGTGCCGCTAACATCGTGCATTACGCGATGGAAGTACGCGACAAGGCGATCACCCGTTACAGCATTGCCAAAACCAATGCGATGACCGAGTTGCTTTATGCCAACAATGGCATGACGGCGACCCAAAAGCTTGAGGCGATACAGGCGCTATCTACCGAAATCACGGATCACGCCAAAACAGGCAACCGCAGAGGTCTGCGACCTTTCGAAAGTGTATTTTCGGATTGGGTTGATGTCGTTGAAAGCCGCCTTTCTGGTGACCCTAGTGCAATTGGGTTAACCAGCGGGATAGCGTCACTGGATGCCATGCTGGAGCCAAAACGCATTGTGAAAGGATCACTGTTCGTTGTTGGTGCTAGGCCAAAGATGGGTAAGACAACACTCTACTCAAAAATGGCAATCAACTGCGCGCTGAATGAGAACCTACCGGCACTGGCTTTTAGCCTTGAAATGCCTGATGTGCAGCTTGGCGAAGGCATGATTTCCCAAGCCTCTGGCGTATCCAACGGTAATTTTTATCTTGATGGGTATGACGATAATCGCTTTGCCTTGGCTTCAGCAAAGGGGTTGGAGTTAGCGCAAAGTGGGAATCTCTACATCGACGACACGCCAGGAATACCACTCTCTCACATCGTTGCCGAGTGCCGCCGCATCAAGCGCGAACGTGGTGTTGTAGGTATGGTGTTGGTCGATTACCTCACTCTGATGGCCGCCGAAAAAGCAGACCGTAATGACTTGGCTTACGGGATGATCACCAAGGGGCTAAAGAACCTCGCCAAAGAACTGGATTGTGTTGTCGTGCTATTGACGCAGCTTAACCGTGACCTTGAAAGACGAGCCAATAAGCGGCCTCAGCCAAGCGACTCCCGCGATACCGGACAGATCGAACAGGACTGCGATTACTGGTTGGGGATTTATCGAGAAGGTGCTTACGACGAGAACGCCAACCAGCAGGATACCGAATTATTACTTCGGCTAAACCGGCATGGTAGCGGCGGGGTGGCATTCGTTGAACAGCGTTACGGATCAATCTATGACTGCAATCAGGAACAGGCGAAAGCCAAAGCTGTTGAATCTGAGCGTCGGTCAACTAAAAAACAAGGTGGTTTCTGATGGAACTCACACACGAAGATGAATTAACTATTGAGCAATACATTCGACTTGCTCACAACGGCTATACCGGACCGGTAGTTATCTGGCTTGAACGGCTGAAAGAACTTCACATGAAACGAGCGGAGTTGATTGCTTGGACTGCTATCACCTGCGCCAGATACGAATCGAAGAGGGCTGCATGACTGCCTTAGGCCAATTCATAAAACATCAGATAGAGCAGCAAGAGCGCCACGAACAAGCCCTCCGCATTAAATTCCTAAGCAAGTTACCTGAAAACACCTTCCAAGCAATTTACGAAGAGTGCTTTGGCGCAGATGAAATCGATGATTGCTCTGGCGCAAGGTACAACGGAATTTACTACAGCGAGTGGGATATCTATTTCGCATCACATGAGCGTGACAGTGACGCAGAAGTGCTGCTGTAAATCAATTCGAGGAAATCATGATGGACATAACTAAATCGCGTGAAGATTTTGAAACTTGGTTTAAATCGGAATTTATCATTCCCGCCAGCCACCTCACACTTTCACCTGAAACATTTAAAAATGTAGTCCAAAAGGCATATCAATCTGGGCGTGAAAGCATCGAGGTGGATATTCCTGAAGAAATGACCTGTCGTGAGGCGCTCGAACAAGGCTATACGAGTGATTATGCCAACGGGTTTACAGCCGCAATTATTCAATGCTATGCCACCCTCCGCACTGCTGGCATTCGAATCAAGGGAGAGAGTGAATGAGTAAGTCAATCGAAACACTAATCACCAATCTTAAAGCCGCAGCTCACGAAGAAATCATGTTCCGTGAGGCTAGTGACACATCAGACAAATGGCAAGACGAGGTAACGCCTGAGAATGTGCTGTTGCTGATAGCAGAACTTGAAAAGGGAAATCAGCCATGAGTGATTTAGACACTTTCACAGTGGAAGACTTGAAAGAAATAATCAATAGTCCAGCTAACGAATTAACGATAGCCCTAGCCCGAATAGCGCTATCAGCGAAGCAGGCCGAGCCGGTGGCTTACTGGCATGACGGATGCGATTTTGACGAAGGCGCATTTAGTTATGCGAAACAAGGCGGCTGCACTCGACCACTCTATACCACCCCACAGTTGAACTCTCCGGAGATACCGGAAGGTTGGAAGCTTGTTCCGATCGCCCCGACACGCCAAATGATGGCTCAAGGTCACTTCGCTATGGGGGGCACTGATAGAGGAAAGTTTATGCGCATATATCAAGCCATGCTGAACGCCGCACCGGAGAAGGGGAATGGATAAACAAATATTCTTTCTACGAAACGAGCAAGTAAGGCGAAACCTGATAGCAGCAATAAACCAACTCCCCCTCGATGACCACCACCCCATAACAATCCGCATCACTGACTTTGACCGATCTCTACTGCAAAACAGCATGTTCCACGCTTTATGTGGTGACGTGGCTAAACAGGTTTTGTGGATGGAGAAAGAGCGAAATCTGGTTCAGTGGAAAACGTTATTCGTATCGGGCCATGCAATGGCAACCGGTATGGGTGCGGAAGTAGTGCCTGGATTAGAGGGCGAGTTCTGCAACATCAGAGAATCAACCGCCAAGATGGGCATTAAGCGCATGACGAGCTTAATTGAATACTCGCAAGCATGGGCGGTCGGTAGTGGCGTGAAGTTGCGCGAGGTTCGCTACACCAATGATTATTTCGGGAGGGCAGCATGATTACTCTGATATTAGTCGCGGCTTATTTCTGGATGGCCGGTGTTGTATCTGAATGGGCTCATGACATTCAAGGCAGTAAAGAAACAGTTTCTGGGTATGTAAGTGCATTTTCTATTGGCGTTATATGGCCTTGCTTGATTCTGCCTGTATGGTGGAAGGCTTGGCGAAGATGACGCGACGAAGCTCAACCCAGATAGCCATAGACAATCTTATCTTCCGCAAGACCTCCAGAACCAAGCCTAAACCCCAAATCCCCGCCAGCCAGATAAAGACATTTGATTATGTCCATGGGCTGTTGCAAGCAAAATTCGACAGAGTAAGGAAAACGCGATGAGTGACTATTCAGCGATGAGTGATTTTGAGATTAACAAGGCGGTGGCAATTCATCTCGGCATGAAACCTTTTGACGAGGAAACAGGCTGGCAGGGATTATGCAAGGAGCCGTATGTGGATGTTGTCGTAAGAGGTGCAGGGAGGCTGGGTGCATTCAATCCCTGCAACAACCCCGCTGACGCATGGCCGATCATGCTTAAACACGGAATAGGTGTTGATTATGACGGAATCTCATGGACTGCCAGTGATTGGCGCGAGAATAAACATAGTGACTGGCGAAACCATCCAGAACACCCACTAAGGTTGGCAATGATTGTCTTTCTGATGATGAAGGAGAGTAGCCATGCCTGAACTCCCCCAATCAATATGTATCTTCTGCTTCCTGATGCTTAACAAGGGTGAAACCTACGCTCATCAGAAATGCATTGATAAAGCAGCGAAGGAGGAAGCCGATGATAACCGGCAAGCCGAAGAATAAGCCGCCCAAGCAAAAGAAGTGCAAAGTCTGCCCCGCCAAGTTCACCCCTAGAAACTCCCTCCAAATAGTCTGCTGTGGCCACTGTGCTTACCTTTACCAAAAGCGGCAATCTGAAAAGAAAGCGGCTGAAAAGGCATTGGAAGAAAGAAAAGCATGGAGAGAGCGCAAGGCTAAGTTGAAGCCATTGAAGCACTGGGAGGATATGACGCAGCGTGCAGTGAATGACTACATCACCAAATGTCGCGATGTTGACGAGCCCTGCATCAGTTGCGGAACTTATCAGGCATTTGAATGGCACGCAGGGCATTTCAGAACGATAGCTAAAGCATCCCAAATTCGATATGTGGAGGACAATATAAATAAACAATGCAGTGCGTGTAACACCCACCAGTCAGGAAACGTCACACCGTACCGCATCAATCTTGTAAAGAAAATCGGCACTCAGCGCGTTGAGGCGCTCGAAAACAACAACACCCCCCACCGATACACCCGCGAAGAACTAGAAACCATCAGGAAGCTATACAGAGCGAAATTACGTGAGTTTAAAAAACTTCAGGAGGCCGCATGAAAGCAGATGTGAAAACTATTCCCGAGTTACTTATCACCACATACGGTAATCAGTCAGAAGTATCAAGGATACTGGATACCCGTCGATCAACAGTTAGAAAGTACGCAAATGATTTCAAGGGAGAGAATCACGCCATTGTTAACGGGCGGCTGATGGTGGGGACGACTAGCAGGAAGAGGATTGATAAATGAGAATAGAATCACTACCAAAGTTTTTCTCACCTAAAAGCCTTCATATAAGTGACGCTCCACGGGCCACTGCTTCTGATTCATTATCAATCACCGATGTTATGGCATCACTTGGGCTGGCGGGCCTTAAAGCGAAAATGGGGATTGAGTTGTTTTTAGCGAAACAAGGTATCAGTAGTCCAGATAGCGCCGTGGAAAGTCTCACTCAATATGCGCTGAAAGAATCCGTTAAGTACAAAGCAATCTTAAAGCTCGATGAGGATATTAAACAAAGTGTCGTGCAAACACTCGCAAGATATGCGTTTGCTGATTATGCGCGTAGTGCGGCCAGTGTTCGCGAGTGTGAATGCTGTAATGGGGAGGGGTTCATTGATGCTGAGGTGTTCACAATGAAAAGCCACTACACAATGCAGTTACCTCAGTGGGCTAAAGACTTCGGCCAAAGTCCTAGCGACTTCGAGGTTAAGCGAAAGGTGCCAGAGGTAGTGCGGATACTCTGCAAAGCCTGTGGGGGCAAGAAGGTTGTTAGTAACGCATGCAGGTGCCACGGGAAGGGGAAGGTATTGGATCGGAAGCAAACTGAGCTCCAAGGCGTTCCAGTAAATAAGGATTGCGATAAATGCTCTGGACTTGGCTATGCAAGGCTGCCATCAGAAGCGGTGAGGTTATTCATTTGCGAGATTATCACTGAGATTACCCAGCCAACATGGTCACGTAACTTTAAGCCATTCTATGAAATGCTGATAACCAAATGCCATCAAGAAGAGAATTTGGCCGATTCAGAACTACAAAAAGTCACAAAAGGAGAAAATATTGCTGCATAAATTAGAATATAAAGAAAATATAAATTGTGTTATTGAATGGAATGGACTAATCTGACTCTAACGATGGGTTACTGCATTCGTTCAGAGATAAAAAGACTCAAGGCTCAGTTAATCGCTGGGCCTTTTTGCTATATAATACTAAGTGGCTAGGGTAGCTCCCGAAAAGCGGTATCGTCACCGCCTGCCTCTTAATCAATGACGAGCAACTAGACGAGGTTGTTATGGGAAGTCGCAGATACAGCGCAAGAATACTTAAGCAGAAAAAAAGCGATGAAGTTATTTTTTCTGCGGTGAACAAACTGTTTAAAGATCTTCTTGTTCGCGAATCGGCGAAAAATTCTAGCGATAGTCAGAGTGATATTTTCACTAAATTAATAAAGTAATTACCTATCACAAAATTAAGGTCGCTAAGGCGGCCTTTTTGCTTTTCTGCATTCACAAATAACCATTTCGTTGATGTCACCGATATGGTCCAAATTTTAAGGCTGCCATTTGGTGGCCTTTTTTATTTAGTTCACCGCCTACACCAACCAATCGCAAACACCCTCTAGCGCACAGTGGAAACGGCGGTGGGCTAATTCCTCACAACAGCATACGAACCCGACCAACGGCGGGAAGATAATTCCCCAAATGGGGAGGTGGTTATGAGAATGAGCAATATAACGACAGCGGTCTCTTATACCGTATCTGGCGGCAGCTTCATCTATTGGGTTAAAGAGCTGATTGCTGGGTTTACCCCCACTGAATGGACTGCAATTGGCGTCATCGGGTCCTTAATGTTTATGTCTCTGACATTTCTGCTTACCGTGGCGGTAAAGATATGGGATAGGAGACATGGGTATAGACCGGAGAATGAATAATGGCCTCGATAAAGACCAAGCTCAGTGCTGCGGTGCTTGGTGTTGTGCTGGCTGGCGCACCGGCATCGGTCATTCTCAGTCAATTCCTTGATGAAAAAGAGGGTAACCGGCTGATTGCTTACCCTGATGGAAAGGGTATTTGGACTATTTGCCGAGGCGCAACTCAAGTTGATGGTAAGCCAGTAGTAAAAGGTATGAAGCTGACGGCGGAAAAGTGCGCTGCGGTGAATAAGCTGGAGGCTGACAAGGCCATAAGTTGGGTTAAGAAAAATGTACGGGTGCCACTGACTGAGCCACAGATTGCTGGCATTGCATCGTTCTGCCCCTACAACATTGGCCCGAGTAAATGCTTCACTTCCACGTTCTATAAAAAACTCAACGCCGGCGACCGTAAAGGCGCATGCGCTGAAATCAAACGATGGATACATGATGGCGGGAAAGATTGCCGCATTCGCTCTAACAACTGTTACGGGCAGATAGAACGCCGCGACCAAGAAAGCGAATTAACGTGTTGGGGGTTGGATGAATAAATTAACCGCCGCTCTCGTTGCGATAATCATCGCTTCACTATTTGGACTAACTTACTTCCATTACAGGGTGCAAGCACAGGATCGTGATCTGGTCGAGCTAACCAAAGTAGCCAAGCAGCAGCAAGCGACTCTCGATCGACTAGAGGCTCAGCTCCAAGCAGTAGCCGCTATCGATATCAAATACACCAAGGAACTAGCAGATGCCAAATCTGAAAACGAGCGCCTTCGTGCTGATATCGCTTCTGGCACTAAGCGGTTGCAGCTCAACGCCACATGTCCAAAGCCAGTGTCCAAAACCACCGGCCCCGCCAGCGTGGATGATGTTGCCGGCGCCGAACTTACTCCAGCCGCTCGAAGGGATTATATCGATCTCCGCGAACGAATCGGAATTGCAACCAGCCAAATAAACGGCTTACAGGCGTATATCAATAACGTATGCCTGATGCCTGCTAAATAGAATTGTTCAACCCCGAAAGGAGCGTGGTCCATTCTTAATGGCTGTAATCACAGCAAGTGGTCAAGCAACGTAGAGATACATGGCGAAGACTGCGAACAAAGAAAATGAAGCTCGACTTATGTCGGGCTTTTTTTATGCAGTAAATCCAGCGCATCGCAGCGCAAATTACTCAGAACCTTTCAGGATGACCCTTGAGGAACCGGCTGGCTGTCGGATGCCTTCTGAGGGCCGTATTCCTGTGCGAACAAGGTTCATCACTAAAAGGTATATCCGATATGAACATTATCCCCCTTAGCTATAAAGGTGAATCAGTACGTTTTAACACTGAAGGTTGGGTAAACGTCACTGACGTTGCTGAGAAATTTGGTAAGCGTATTGACAACTGGATGAGGCTAGCTGAAACGCTTGAATATATCCGGGCGCTAGATGAGGCAATGACTGGCGTGGAGTCTGAAATTGTACATCCCTCGAAATGCAGGTATGTAAAAACCAGCAAGGCGAGAAAGGATCGCGGCGGTGGTACATGGCTTCATCCAAAGTTATCGGTCGCTTTTGCGCGTTGGTGCGATGCTCGGTTTGCTGTCTGGTGTGATTTACACATAGATAGTTTGTTGCGTGGCGAACTAACGGAGCAGCAAAATTATGAACAGGCCTGCCGTATTCGCGATGACCGGAAATCAAAAGCAAGTGGTGGTGCGCGAGAAATGGCACGTTGGCGCTGGGATAAACCAGCCCTAGAAGCAAACGTGGAATTCTGGCAGGAGCAACTGAAGTTAACGCTCGATATTGCCAGCTAAAAGAAAAAACGAGAGCCACTTTCACAACGGCTCTCGATCATTACAGACATAAATAACTTAAGGTTCTTGTCTTTTTCTTGATTGGAGGAGATATTTCCAAATCAATTTGCAATCAAGGAATGGTAATGAGCAAGAATTTAGATGGGCTTGATGGATGGCTTGGTATAGACACTTGGCATACTTCACATCCACGTGATGAAAGCCGGTTCTATCAGGCTATTTATAAAGTGATAAAAGAAAATAACTCCAATTCAATAAACCCTGATGATATAAGAAGCTACATTACTTCAAGGTTTGACGGGAAGTTAGATGGTGTTCTTCTCAAATTAAGAGCAGAGGAAGCCGCTGAAAGGTTCGAAATTATAAATGAGTTCGTTGATGCTAATGAGCTTTAACTAAAAGTAATTAAGCCGCCTCCGGGCGGTTTTTTATTGGACGCTATTTATAAAGTTCTGCAAAAGGTTCTCATGAAGTGCCTTTGACAGAATCTTATAGAAGTTTTCACGCATCAAGGTGTCAGTTAATCAGCGGCTGAGACTTTACTAACCAGTTGGATATTCTGTTATGGCTAATTCAGACACACAAATGAAGCGGCCATTCCCGCCATTATCATTCGTCAATGAGTTCAGGGCACACATTGAATTGGTTCCAGCCACTGAAGTGCTTGAGTGGGTTAACAGTCAAATACTCAGTGACGATGGCGAACTACACAATCCTGACCACAGTCACTTAATCGACGCTGACATAAAAATCATGTGGGCGTCATCTGCATTTGAAAAGCAGGGTCGCACTGTTCTTGGTCAAGCCGAGCAAGTAGCAATGAGAGCCGGTGGCTGGCAAAAGGCCAGAATGGAACAGCAGATGTATGAATGGTTCGGTGATGTGCCGACATTCATCATCACCCTAGCGGCTGATTATTGCGCTCAATGCCCTGACATTGATTTCTGCGCACTGATAGAGCACGAGCTATACCATATTTGCCACGCAAAGGACGAATTCGGCGCGCCCAAGTTCAATAAAGAAGGGCAGCCAGTATTGAAACTGCGCGGCCATGATGTCGAAGAGTTTGTCGGCGTGGTTCGCAGGTATGGCGCAAGCGTTGAAGTCCAAGAGATGATTAACGCAGCGAATAATAAACCCGAGGTGGGCAATCTCAATATCGCAAGAGCGTGCGGGACGTGCCTGCTTAAATTAGCTTGATTAGTTACATTACGTTAGTCATGGAGGATACCAATGGCTGCATTAAAACCAGAGGTCAAAGCCTTCATCGTCCAGTCATTAGCCTGCTATGACACACCGTCGCAAGTAGTCGCCTTGGTGAAACAAGAATTCAGCCTCACGTTAACGCTTCAGCAGGTGTCGTCATACGACCCGACAAAGGCCATTGCGAAGAATCTAGGGCAGAAATGGATAGACCTCTTCAACTCGACTCGCTCCCGCTTTCAGACTGAAATATCCGACATCCCAATCGCCAATCGCGCTTATCGACTTAGAGCGCTTGACCGCATGGCGACGAAGGCTGAGAGCATGAAGAACTTTGCGATGACCGCACAGCTAATGGAGCAGGCCGCAAAAGAGGTTGGTGACGCTTATAGCAACAAGCACAAGTTTGAGCACACAGGGAAAGATGGTGGCCCAATTGAGTCGGCAGCACTCACCAAGGATGAATACAAATTAGCTCGACGGGAGATGCTGGAGGATGACGACTGTTGAGCAGCGGAATTATGCCCGTAAAATAGAGTGTGAAGAAGATGGGCTGTATTTCTCCAGATACTTCTTCAAGCAACGTACTGGCGGCAAGATGATTGTCGCACCACATCATCAAGTCATTAACGATACGTTAGAGCGAGTGGTGAGCGGCGAGATACAACGGCTGATTATCAACGTTCCTCCCGGATACACAAAAACAGAATTGGCGACGATCAATATGATCGCCCATGGTATTGCTTTAAATGCCCGCGCTCGCTTCATGCATCTGTCTTATTCACACAACCTTGCATTGCTCAATTCATCCACAGCCCGCGCTATTGTGAAATCGAAAGCGTATCAAGATATGTGGCCCATGGCGCTGCGTGATGACTCTGACAGCAAGGCTATGTGGTGGACGGAGCAGGGTGGCGGCGTTTATGCCTCATCTGCCGCGGGGCAGGTTACCGGCTTTCGTGCCGGGCATATGGAGCACGGGTTTCAGGGGGCGTTGATTATTGATGACCCAGTTAAGCCCGATGATGCCTACTCAGAAACAGTGAGGGGTGGAGTTAACAACCGGTTCAACGAAACAATCAAATCGCGCCTTGCAGTTGAAACAACGCCGATGATTGTCATCATGCAGCGCATTCACTACTACGACCTGAGTGGATACCTGTTGCGTGGTGGATCTGGTGAGATGTGGCACCACCTAAATTTACCGGTAATTATCGACAACAGCCAGAGTTACACGGAACAGTACCCAGATAACACTCATGCAATCCCAATTGAACACGGATTATCTGATGGTTGGCTATGGCCGTTTAAGCATAACGAATCACACCGAGTAGCATTGTTCTCCCATCGTCGCACCGCTGAAGCGCAATACATGCAGAAGCCACGTCGGTTTAATGCCGATGGAGCATTATGGACAGAGGTGATGATCAATGCCGCGCATGACCTTCAGATTCGTTTTGACAAAGTTCGTACAGTTGTAGCCATTGATCCGCAAGCCACGAATAGCGATGAAAGCGACGAGACGGGCATTATTGTTGCGAGCTCATACGGTGCTGACGACAAAAATCAATTCTCTGTAGATGCTGATTACAGCGGCAAGTTTTCCCCGGCTGGATGGGCCAAGAAAGCGATGTTCGCATATGACGAACATGATGCTGACGCCATAGTCATTGAAACCAACCAAGGCGGAGATATGGCGGAGGACACGCTAAAAAATGCCGGATTCAAAGGTCGAATTATTCGTGTTCATGCCAGTAAAGGTAAATATGCCCGAGCGGAACCTATTTCAGCTCTCTATGAGCAGGGGCGAGTCGCTAACTTGGGAAATCTCTATGTGCTGGAAAATCAGCTAATGGAATATGTCCCTGCTACTGCCAAGAAATCACCCGATCGCCTGGATGCAATGGTTTATGCATTGACTGAATTAGGGGGCTCTCAGCCTGTGGGCATGATGATTCCGAAACGACTAATGGGTAGATAAATCATGAAAAAAGAATCAACCCCGCCACCGTATAAGCCAGGGGATCGCGTTGTTCGTCCGGCTCCGCCTCCACCGCCTCCCAAGCCATACCGATAGGGATTAGCATGACAGACAAATTACAGCTTGCTGTTAACCATGCATTGCAGATTAACAGCGCAATAAGTGAGTCGGCTATAGCTCGTGCTCGCATGGGCCTGCTCAACACCAGTATGGGCCTTGATGCGAAACGTGCGAACGCTTGGTGTGAATATGGGTTCAAGCAAGAATTAACCTTTGATGACCTGTATAAGCTCTATCGTCGCGGTGGCATCGCACACGGAGCGGTAAACAAACTCGTTGGTACGTGCTGGCTTAGTAATCCAGAGATTATCGAGGGTGAAGAAAAGGATGAATCAGGTGCGGTCACTGCGTGGGAAAAAAGCTTAAAAGCCGTATTCACTAATCGCCTGTGGCAACAATTCGCTGACGCCGACATGCGTCGTTTGGTCGGGCGATACTCGGGAATATTGCTTCATGTTCGTGATGAAGCTAATTGGAATACACCCGTAGTTAAGGGGAGAGGTCTAGAGAAGATCACGCCAGCATGGGCAGGAACATTGGAACCGGTTGAATGGGACACGGATCTGAATTCCACAACATACGGCAATCCGAAGATGTGGCAATACAAAGAAACGCTCCCAAGTGGGGCGAGTCGGCGTGTAAAAATTCACCCTGACCGAGTTTTCATCCTCGGCGACTACAGTAGTGATGCTATCGGATTCCTTGAGCCTGCATATAACGCCTTTGTTAGCCTAGAAAAGGTTGAGGGTGGGTCTGGTGAGTCATTCCTTAAGAACGCCGCCAGGCAGCTTAATCTCAACTTTGAAAAGGAAATAAACTTTAGCAATCTCGCCTCCCTTTATGGCGTAAGTGTTGATGAGCTTCAGGATAAATTCAACGAAGCAGCTACCGAGATCAATCGGGGGAATGATGTTCTTTTGACAACTCAGGGCGCGAGTGTGACGCCACTTGTCACATCGGTGGCAGACCCTGAGCCAACTTATAACGTTAACCTGCAAACCGTTTCATCTGCTGTTGATATCCCTGCGCGAATCTTGGCTATGTCTCAAACCGGTGAGCGGGCGAGTACAGAAGATAATCGCTACTTCAACACGCGATGCCAGTCCCGCCGCAATCGCGCTCTTTCATTTGATATTGAGGATTTCTGCAACAAGCTAATCTACCTCGGCATTATTGATTCGGTATCAATGAAAACGGTTATCTGGGATGAGCTGAACGAGCAAACAGCATCCGAGAAGTTGGATAGTGCTGTGAAGATGTCACAAATCAATAACTCATCGATGGCAACTGGCGAGGCAGTATTTAGTGGTGAAGAGATTCGCGTTGCGGCAGGGCATGAACCGGATGGTGTAGAGCCATTAGGAGAGACGAGCGATGGCGATGAAACCAAAGCCAGCGATAATCCCGAAGAACAAGAGTGATCCGACAGGACTTAATACGTTAGAACGAAAGGCGATGGCAGATTTCGCCAGGCGCTTAAGGAAGGTCCAGAAAGCCTACATCGACGCATTAGACAGATTCCCAGCCGCACCAGTAGTTAACCGCAGTTACGAATACCAACTTGACCCGCTACTACTCAACATCATCCTGAATGATGCGAGTGTGCTCGTCGATGCCGTTCTCTTAGATGGTGGGCAAAGCTATCTGTGGTTTTCTGAGGATTATGTCGAGCCTGCTGCGATACGCGGCACCAACCAGGCATACGTCAATCTTAGCCAGCAATCAGCCACCTATGCTGCAAGTCGTGAATCTCTGCAAGCCATCCTCTTGAGCACTCCGTATCAGCGCCGCATGGCCCTTACTTATGCGCGAGTATTTGAAGAGATGAAGGGTTTCACCGCTAAGACTAAGCAGCAAATGGCTAGAGTGCTCACCGATGGAATAGGTAGAGGACTCAACCCGAAAGAAGTAGCACGTAATCTGCGTGACCAAATCGGGGTTGAAACGCGACGAGCTAATCGTATAGCGCAGACCGAAATACCCGGTGCATTAAGGCGGGCGAGATGGGAAGAAGCGGAAGATGCGCAAAGTATCGGACTCAAAACGATGCTCGTTCATATATCTGCATTATTGCCTACCACGCGCAGGACACATGCGGCTCGACACTCACATCTGTACACCATCGAAGAGGTACGTGACTGGTATGCGGTTAATGGCAACTCAATCAACTGTCATTGCAGCCAAGTTGAAACGCTGGTTGACGATCGAGGAAAGCCGTTAGCCCCTTCAATTATTGAAAAGCTTAAAGAGGAACGCAAACAAATGGCTGAACGAGGCTATCCGTGGGCTGAGGAATAAATCATGTCAATTCAGGTAAACATCACCACAAGGGTGAATAACAAATCAATTCGGCGTGAGACATACAACGGCAAAGAACACTGGGTTTTGCCTAGCTACACGCTTCCGGCCAATGTGGTCATGAATGGCGGACTGTACACATCAGAGCAAATTGATGCTCATTACTCTGGGCTTGAAGGAACCTTGGCACCGCTCGGGCACCCAGAAGTTAATGGTGCTTTCGTCTCAGCATTCAGCGCTGAGGGTATTAATCAGGGCCATATTGGCGCATGGAACCGCAACGTTAAGAAATCAGGCAACCGCATCTATGTAGAGAAATGGGTGGATGTTGAGGTCGCCAAGCGATCTGATGGTGGACGCGAACTTCTGGCTCGGGTGGAAGCTATCGAGCGAGGCGAGGATGTCCCACCAATTCACAGTAGTGTGGCTGCTTTCCTCAATGAAATTGAGCCGAGTGAACAGCAGCGTGCGCTGGGGGCTAACTGGGTGGCGGATATTGTTCGCATGGATCATGACGCCATTCTACTGCATGAAGTCGGAGCAGCGACGCCAGAGCAAGGTGTTGGCTTAATGGTTAACGCTGACCTAGCAACGCCATTACAAGCTAATTCTGGCGCACTGATTGGTGAATCATTTCGTGAGCGTGAACGCCGGTTAGAGAAAGCTGCAAAAGACCGATTCGCGCCTGGTGATAACGATTATGCATGGATTGCTGATTTCACCGATTCTCAGGCAGTCATCATCAAGAACGGCGGTGATGCGCAAGTCTACGGCTACAAATCTGAAGGTGGGAAAATTACCTTTTCCGACACAGGAACAGCGGTGACCCGCCAAGAGTCATGGGTTTCCATCATCGCAAATAAAGTTAAATCCCTTTTTACTCCGCAGGATTCACCTGCAACCAATAGCAATAATACGGAGGGCGACATGCCTTTAACCAAAGAAGAAATGGAACAAATCGGCAGCATGATTGGTGAGGCTGTGGCTACCAATACAGAAAAGGCATTGAAGCCACTTTCTGACAAGGTTGATGCGCTACAAGCTAACCATAAAACGCTATCAGACACACTGACTGCTAACTCACGCGCCGAAGAAGTAACAAAGCGCGCAGAAGTCGCGAAGGTTCACGGTGAGATCGTGGCTAATGCTCTATCGGGCGAGGCTCTGGATGCAATGTTTAAGTCGTTAGGCAAAGCCGCGCCGCTTGGTACTAATTCAGCGCAAACTCAGACAGAAACTGGCGCACCTGACCCAGCAACCCATTTCGGAGGTGCTAAATAATGGCTCGTTATCGTCGCGTTAATATTGACGGTGATTCCCTGTTCAAAACGGAAACCCGTAAAACCGCCGCCGCACTTTACCCCGGCACTTTTGTTGTGATCAGCGGTAGCAAGCTGTTTGCACAGGCAACAACTCCAGTTGGCCGTATGTACGTGCTGGACAATGCATACCACGAAGGCTTGGGTATCACTGACCAGATCCCTTCTGGACACTCTGCCATTGGTAACTACTTGGAAGAAGGTCGCGAGTTTGCCGTACGTGTTGCGGCCGGCACCTATACCAAAGACCAACCGATCACCGTTGTTGCAGGCTTGGCTGCTGCTGTTCCCGCCACCGCAGGCACTTACAAGGTTATTGGCTATTGCCAAGATGCTGTAGTGACTACGGCCGTTGATTTTATTCGCATCCGCGTTCGCGCTGACAGCGTTACTGTTTCTTAAGGAGAATCAGATGTTTTTTGATGCAAATACGCTGGCTACGAATAGCCGCCTGCGCGGTCACTGGAATGAGTTGTGGGCAAACCGCAATATGTTCGATGCGCAACACCGTGGCATGATTGCCGCCAACCAAAACATGATGACGCCTGAAATGCTGGCCGCTAACGCCTTGCTTGGCGATGGTTTGGGCCGTGACTTTTGGGCTGAGATCGATCGCCAAATTATTCAGTTGCGTGACCAAGAAACGGGTATGGAAATCGTCACTGACCTGATGGGTATCCAGACTGTTCTGCCTATCGGAAAAACCGCGAAGCTGTACAACATGGTTGGTGATATTGCTGATGATGTGTCTATCAGCCTAGATGGGCAGCCGCCATATTCATTCGACCACACCGAGTATTCCAGTGATGGTGATCCGGTGCCGGTGTTTACCGCTGGTTATGGTGTCAACTGGCGTCTAGCGGCTGGTCTTAACACCGTTGGTGTAGATCTGGTTCTTGACTCTCAAGCCGCTAAATTGCGCAAGTTTAATAAGCGAATCGTTTCCTACGTTCTGGACGGTGATAGCACTATTCAGGTGCAGAACTATCCGGCGCAGGGTATGCGTAATCACCGCAACACGATTAAGTTGAATCTTGGTTCGGGATCTGGTGGCGCAAACATCAATCTCACCACCGCCACTCAAACTGAGCTTGCTACGTTCTTTACGTCTGGTCCATTCGGTCAATCAGCGCGAGACAACTTCATTGAAGCTTACGACAGATTGTGGGTTTCTCCGCAGATTTGGGCCAATTTGATGAAGCCAGCAACTGTGACTATCGGCGGTGATACTCTGCTGTCAGGCGGTACGGTTCTGAATGTTATCACTGGCTTTATTCCTGCTCGCGAAATCCGTCAGACTTTCGCATTGACTGGCAATGAGTTCATCGCCTATCAGCGCCGTCAGGACGTGATCACTCCACTGGTTGGCATGGCAACTGGTGTCGTTCCTCTGCCACGTCCTATGCCTCAGTCAAACTGGAATTTCCAGATCATGGCGGCGATGGGGTTACAGATTAAGCGAGATGGTGGCGGTAAATCTGGTGTGCTGTACGGCGCTAATCTTGCGTAAGGGGTTGCGATGGCTAAGTATGAAGTTATTCGCCCTTGGAATGGGGTCAAGCATGGCGATGTAGTGGATTTTGATACACTGCATCCAGCGCTTGAAGCTAATGTCCGTCCGATGTCAGGTGAGGTTTCAGGTGACTTGACTCCAGCAACTCCGGAAGCGACATCTGGCAAACGAAAGCAACCGAAAAATGAAGTAACCGAATAAGCCGCCATATTTTAGCGGCTTTTTTAATGCCCTCTTCGGAGGGTTTCACTTTAGGGGATCGGTATGCTGACCGCAGAACAGGCAAAAGAGTATCTGGCCACAGTCGGGATATCGCTCCCTTCCTTCGTGCTTGATGCGTTAGTGGAACAGGCTAACTCGATTCAGGAATGTTTGGACGCCAACTACACACCAGCAACCGCGCTGCTTATTCAGCTTTATCTGATTGGGTTGATGGGGCTGGGGCAGGGTGATAAGTACATTAGCTCTCAAACAGCCCCGTCTGGTGCGTCCCGCTCGTTTCGTTATCAGTCATTTACTGACCGATGGAAAGGTTCGCTAAACCTATTGCGCGGACTGGATAAAAACGGTTGCGCTACCTCTCTAATACCGCCAGACCCAACTAATCAGGCATTCGCAGGAATATGGATTGGTAAGGGTGGATGTTTTTGCCATAAATAACGGCAATTTATACTGTTTGCATGAACAGTTGGTGGTAAAATAAACAAGCCGAATCATGCGCTAACATGGATTCGGCTCTAACCACATCGTCGTTATGGAGGTAACGAGCATGGCTAACAACATTCTATCTGAATATTTTTCCTATGACCCCACTTCACCTTCTTTTCTCAGGTGGAAAATAAATGTTGGTCGAAGAATAAAAACAGGCGACCCAGTAGGGGGGCTTAGTTCTTATGGTTATTACCGTACGAAGCTTAACGGGAACGAAATTGCCGCCCATCGTATTGTTTGGCAACTCCATAATGGAGAAATACCAAAGCACATGCAGATTGACCACATTGATGGGCGAAGGGTCAATAATGATATCAGTAACCTAAGAATTGCTAGCATCTCAGAAAACCTTCAAAACCAAAAGCGCAGCGCGAAGAACACAACTGGCATTAAGGGGTTGTCGTGGTGTGCAAAGTATAAATACTGGCGCGGAAGCGTTCAGAAGAACGGAAAGAGGATTGAGCGGCGCTCAAAGGATAAAGCCGTGATAGAGAGTTGGCTGATCTCCATGCGGAATAGCCTACATGGAGAATTTGCTAGACATAACTAATCATAGGCCCGCCGAAGCGGGTTTCTTTTTGGAGATAATTGATGAAATGGACACCCGCAACTGAAAGTCTACCTAAGCCACTCACTCGCGTTTGGGTGCTAACCGATACTGGTAAACAGACTACGGCTTATATCAAAAAAAGCGGCGAATGGTTTCTATTTTGTCGGAATATTTCCGCTGATAACCCAGTCATAACCAAGTGGAGAGAGTGACATGTCATTACTAGCCTCATGGTCATACACAGCTAAAGCCACTGTTTGGAAAAAGGACGGCCCGCCAGATGAGTACGGTAAACAGGCATGGCTTCCTCCGATTCAGATTATGTGTGATTACGGTGGTGATGCTACGGCAAAGCTAGGTGATATTGGTCTGGAGTTCGTTATCAAGAACACACACTGGACTGAATACGCTGATGCTGAACGGGGCGACTACATCCTGATCGGCGATTCTGTAGCTACTGACCCAACCAAGGTGGATGGCGCTGATGAGGTGAGGCACATCATTCGTTATGCCGACACATTCGAGCGCATTGCAGACGACTACGCAATTATTACGGGAGTCTGATATGGGCGCGAAAGTTAAAGGCATCAGAGAGGCAAAGGCCAATCTGGATAGGCTGATAGGGGATATTCAAGGCCGGAAAGCTGTCAGGGCAATCACCAAGGCATTAATAATAGGAGCGTCGCAAGCAGCACTCTATACCCCTATTGATACATCAACTCTTATCAACTCTCAATTTCGTGATATCAACGTGAATGGCTCTAGGCTGACTGGTCGCGTGGGCTACTCGGCAAACTATGCCATATATGTTCATGATCCGAATGTTAAACAAACGTTCCGTAGGGCCACGGCTGAGAAGGAGTTCTTAGTTAAAGGATTTGAGGATACTAAGCACATCATTGATAAAGCGATAGCGGAGGAAATGAAGCTATGACTCCATCAATGCATAGGCGTATCAGGGATTATTTTGTCGATGCTGGGTTAACCACTGGCTTCACTACTCAAATGCTCAAATGGCGTGACACTGGCAAGCTGACTGAACAATTCATTGTCTTCCGGCCCAACGGTGGCAGCTCAATTCGCAATGACCTTGGCAGTGAGTTTTATATCTTGGTTGATGTGATTGGCGCGGTTAATGAAGACGAGGCGGTAGATAACACGACACAGGCGATAGTCGCGCACGTTCAGGCGAATCCAAATCCAAATGACTGCATTGGATACATTGAAAACCTAGGCAGTATTCCATCCCCCGTCACAACCACTGAAGGCCGTCTGGTCTACAGACTTCAATTCGCAATTAAATACGGCGACTAAGCCGAACTAACAGAGGTAAAAAATATGCAAGGTTGCCAAAATGATTACGGCAAGCTGGTTGGTCGCGTCGCCGTTTTACGGATGGCGTTTGGCTGTCCTGAAACAGTACCAGAGGTGGCAGATTGGCAACGCATGGGCGCGTTGACGACCAAGGGCCTCGACTACTCGATGAATACCATTTCTTCCGACGCGGATGACGCTAAGGGGCTGGTAGAGAACCTGGTCACCAACATGGATTTGACGATCTCAGGCGAGGGTGAGTGGCGGAAGCGAGCCAAGTCTACGGAAGTTGGTCCGGTTAAAATGTCGAAATATATTTTCGATGAAATACAGGCAGGACGTCAGCCAGGCTTATGGGTTCGCTTTGACTTCCTTGGTGTGGATGATGGTACTTACATCATGGGTTACTTCAATACCACATCATGGAGCTCAGACTTCGGTTCATCTGACTTCGCTACTTACTCCGGCGAGTGGAAAGTTGCTGATGCGGATTCTGTCACTTTCGTTGATGGCTCTGCAATTCCCGTAGCCAGCGTAACTGTAGCTCCGGCAACGAGTAGCGGTGCTGTCGCCGCAACAGTTCAACTTACCGCGACCGTTCTACCTGCGGATGCTACCGATAAAACTGGCGTATGGACAACATCTGACGCAACCAAGGCAACGGTTAGCTCAACTGGTTTGGTCACACGCGTTGCAGTCGGCACGGCGACAATCACATTCACCACGAATGATGGCGCTAAAACCGGAACGAGTAATATCACTATCACGGCGTAATTATCACAAAGAGCATCTTATCGGTGCTCTTGATGATGGCGACGGCTATACCGGTGATGGTGGGAAATTTGAGCCCAAAGGTGTGGTTCATGGCGGCGAATTATACGTAAAATAATTGAGAGATCTCGCAAATTTACAAAAATAGAATGAATAAGTGTATTGCTCTTGTTATGGGTAACAACTATATTGAAGTTAAGCATAGCTTCACTGCTGGACCTGTCACCTTAAGTAGTGAGAGGTTTTTTTATATCTAGACAATGCGCATTAATACATAAAGTCATGACTTTTAAGGAAAATAAATGACCACTACTGTCTATGACAGTGTTAACCGTCTTGTTGCAAGCGATTCCAGATGGTCATGTGATTTGGAAGCATGTGGTTACCCAGGGCATGTGCTTTATGTCGATGATAGTGGGTTTGGAAAATTAGCTGATAGAAATGATTTTATCATGACGTTGGCAGGAAACGGGTTTTTGATTGAATTATGGAAAACTTGGTGGGCTGGGGATTTGTCAGAGCAAGAGCCTCCTGTTGTGCTACCGACTGGTCAATCGGTGTGTTTGCATATAGCAAAGAAATCTACAAACGAGATAATTTTCGATAAAGGCGATAAGCTTGTCGTTAAATGTGTAGAGACGAATTCAATCAAAGCTGTTTTTTCTGGTTCAGGTAGCGGTTCTGCCGCGCAGAACTGGCTGACTAATCATTGTGCTAGAACAGCAATTGAAGCTGCGAAATTACAAGATTTTCTAACTGGTGGGGATGTTCGCTATGTAGATTTTATAAGCGGAAAATCAGATCTGGAAAATTCTATTCATACTATTGCAGAAGTTAATCAGGCTCTATTAATGAGGGGGCTTATTATGGATACTAAAAATCCACTTTCACCACATGTTTCCATAAGTGCGCAAGAAGTTGCTGATGTTCGCCAAATGTTGGTGAGTGGAGCTATTGTGCCTTGTGCTCCTACAGGTAAAGAAACCCTAAATTGGGATGATAAGTCTAAGACTAGATTAGCTCAGGCTATTCAAAGAATTAGAGAAGAAGAGTCAGCTTGTTAAGGTACTCTAAAGTATAAAATCTAAACCCGCTCCGGCGGGTTTTTGCGTTGCCTTGCACCATACCCCTGCTATCATGTAACGAACTGTTATGGATGGGGATAGGGATATGAAGAAGTTAGTTTTGATGGTTGGATTGTCCGGTTTACTGGCTGGTTGTGCGCCACAGGTCAAGCCAGAGCCGGACCCAATGTCTACAATAGATTTCACTAAGGCTGATTATGGTGAATCACCATCTAATTACCAAATAAAAATAAAAGAATGGCTTGAGAGTAACTTGAAAGATCCTGATTCTGCAAAAGTCAGCCAGCCAAGCAAACCAAGGAAAGAGGTTGCATTTAAAAACAAGCAACCAATATTTGGATATACAACCTGTATAAAGGTTAATGCTAAAAATTCCTATGGTGGCTACTCTGGGCCGCAAACATACTGGTTCTTCTTCCATAAAGGAGAAATCGTAAGGGCGCAGAATGTTAATGAGTATCCGGGCGCAATGATATTCATAAATCATTTCGTTAATTGCGCAGATGGTTAATTTTTTTCCAAAAAAACAACCCCGCAAGTCGGGGTTTTTTATTACCTAAATTTCAGGATAACCCATGACACCGATGCTTGATATTGGCGAGATGCTCCTGTCTGACACTGAGTGTCAGCAAGATTATTTCTTCCGCCCATCATTAAAGAACATGACAAGAATCGGTGCAGCGACTGAGATTGTCGAAATATACGCAGTATTGAACGGTTCTGAATTGAATAAGGTTTTGACTCCGGCAATAAATGCCAACCTGCCAGCATCGTTAATGCCAAGCAAGGCTATCAAACAATGCTCAGATCATATTCTTGCAGCCGCTATAAGGGTTATCGAGGCTTGTTGTGACAGCTCAGTAACGGCGCTTGTGGGTGAATTTAAGGGATGGCGAAATTGCATTGTTTATCGGCCCGGTAAAGTTTCAAAAGAAGTCGTTATTACTATTGCTAGAGAATTAATTGAGCACGGTGTTATCGGTAAAGCAAAAATAAGAAAGCTGCAAAAAAATGAAGGTAAGAATGAATACAGCGCTGAATTTAACGCAATGGACTACATCAACTCGGCAAGAATTCATTTCAACATGTCCCGCGATGAAGCTGAGCAATTAACGATGACCGAGTTCCAGTTGCTGCTCAAGGCTAAATACCCAGAAGAGAAAGGTTTCACCCGCGAAGAATACGATGAAATTATGGATGCAGATGATCGTCTGCAAGCGCGTTTAATTGCTGAAGAAGAAGCGAGGTTAGCGAAAAATGGCGAGTGAACAGCAACTAGGGAATATCGTTTATCAGGTGGAGATGGAAGTCGGTAAACTAATTGCGGCTCAAAACAAGGTTAATGAGCGGCTTGATCAGATGCAGGGGAAATTTGAAAAAACAGCATCATCTACTGGAAAGTTAGAGACTGGGCTTAACAAGGTTGGGGCCGCTATAGCTGCGTATTTCACCCTTGAAGCAGCAAAGAAGGTTATCGGTATTGCTGATGCCTTCACAGTATTACAAGCGAGGATAGCTAGGCTTTCGCCGGATATAGATACAGCAAAGCAGACATTTTCTGAATTAATTAACATCGCTCAGACTACTGGGGCATCGGTCGCGGATACAGCAAGACTATGGGAGTCACTCACTGCCTCACTAAAGGATATGGGGGCTACAAACCCACAAATTTTGCAGTTAACTGAAACATTACAAAAAATTGGTACAATTGGCGGATCATCTGCAACAGAAATGAGTCTTGCATTACGCCAGTTTGGGCAATCAATTTCTGCTGGGATTGTGCGTGCAGAAGAGTTCAACTCTATTGTTGAGAATATGCCAGAACTAGCACGGCAGATTGCCAAAGGCATGGGTATCCCATTTAATGAATTGCGGCAGCAAATGCTTGCTGGGAAAATAACTGCTGAAGATGCGTTGCAGGCAATTCAAGCACAGGCATCAACCGTAAGCGCTGAATTCGATAAAATGCCAGTATCTGTTGAGCGTGCAGCAAATGCCTTTGAAACTGAATTAAGCCGAGCGATTTATCAGTTAGATAAGACCATTGGCTTTACTCAGGCTCTATCAAAAGTAATCCAGCAAACAACGAAAGATATTCAAAATCTGATGGGGAATACATCCCAGCAGGACAAGTTCAACGCTTACTTTGAAGAGCGAGTCAATTTACAAGAAACGCTACAAATAGGAATTAAAAAAGGAAAATTATCCCTCAGAGAGCAAGAAGGAATTCAAAAAAGGATTAACGCCCTTGGTCAAGAGATGAAATCTATTCAGGACAAGGTAAAAAATGACACCATTGCCAAGAATAAAGAGATTGAACTTAATAGAACAACAAAAATAAGCGAAGCAAACCAAAAAGTAACAGACGAATTGGATAAGCAAATAAAGCTTCAAGGCATGTCAGACCGGGAGGCATTTGCTTACAAGGTCACATCTAAACTCGATAAAGGTACTGACCCTAAAGAATTAGCCTCCACTGAGGCTAAGGCGCTTGCCTTGTATGACCAGCAGCAAGCACAGAAAGACGCAAACAAAGCCCTGCAAGAGTCGGAGAGTGCAGCTAAATCAGCAGCATCAGCAGATGCTCAAAGAAATAAGCAACTCGCAGAGCAAATTAATGGGCTGCGAGTTCTTGAGCTTCAATATAAAGGATTAAATAAAGAGGCAGCCAGACTTGAGGCTGTTAATGCCCTAGGTTCTGATGCGTCACAAAGTCAAATTGACCAAGCTATAGCGAATTCAGATGCTAAATTTCAGATTGAACAGAGATATGCTGATAAAAAAGAGGCTCTTGAGTTTAATCTTGAAGAAAAAATAAGGCAGATTAGAGATAGTGGAATTGCTCAACTTGAGCGTCAACTTGCAGCTGGTGACATATCATTCGAGCAATCTCAACAGCGTAGATTACAAATAGTAGCCAATTACTCCAAAGCGATTGCTGAGGCGTCAGCCGCTAGTTCGGTATCTCCACAACAGCAAAACGCCGCATTAGTTGATCCTGTACAGGCGTTGGCTAATGAGAATGCTCAAAAGTTAGCACTGATTCAGAAATTTGAAGAGGATAAAACGTTAACCGAGCAGCAAGCGTTAACTCTCCGTAATGCCGCAAACACCCAGTACGAGCAAGCTAGGCTGGCAGCTCAATGGGATATCTGGAGAAATCAGAGTGAGGGAAACCAGTATCTGGCAAGCTCGCTCGAATCGTTAGGGCAGCGCTCAACCAATATTCTTACCGGCCTAATCATGCAGACACAATCTGGAAAGCAGGCAATGCTTAATCTTGCTTCAACAATTGCACAAGATGGTATTGGTGCTCTTGTTGATATGGGGCTTCAGTATGTCAAAAACATGATAATGGGACAGGCGGCAGCAACTACTGCTCTTGCTGCAACAGCGGCACAGGCAACCGCAGCGGCGGCGGCATGGGCTCCTGCGGCAGTGAGTGCCTCTATCGCGACAATGGGAGGAGCTTCTTCGGTCGGTACTACTGCTTATGGAACCGCGCTTGCCGCATCGAAGGGACTGGCTTTGGCTGGCGCTCGTAAGAACGGTGGTCCCGTATCAGCGGGTAGCATGTACCGAGTTGGTGAGGGTGGTGCGCCTGAGATATACCAAGCAGGAACCGGCAAGCAGTACATGATCCCCGGCGACAATGGCAAGGTCATCAGCAATAAGGATATGCAGGGTGGGAGTGGTGGTGGGGGCACGGTTGTACAACAAGAGTTTCATTTCAATATCCAAACCACGAACGGCATCGACGACGCCACAATGCAGAGAATGGCAGCAATGATGAAGACGGTTAGCCTTAACACCATTAAAGACCAGCAGCGCCCTAACGGGCTTCTTCGCAAGTAGGAATACCCTATGCCAGAAACATTTACATGGAGCCCACAAAAAGGCTTCACGGCTTCCCGCACGCCAAATGTAGCTGTCGTTAAACTTGGCGATGGCTACGAGCAGAGGCAGGTCAAAGGCATTCACCCGCTGATGGATAGCTATTCCCTAACGTTTATGGGAACTGACGGTCAATGCAGCAAGCCGAATGTAGCAAAGCAAGCAGAAGCATTCATTAAGGCGAGAATGGCCGTAGAGGCGTTCTACTGGACACCATCGGATACTGGTGCCCAAGCGCTTTATGTGTGCCGTTCGTGGTCAATGAAAAAGACCGGTCCAGTATTTGAATTGTCATGCACGTTTGAGCAGGTGCCACGTTAATTAACGCCGAAAGGCAGGAGTGAGTTATGACTTTAGAACAGCGGTTAGCAGCAGTAGAGGCAGAATTGGAAAAAATGAAAGCTCAGCAGAAAGGTCGTAAAGATATCGTGGAGCTGATGAATAAAACAATCACGGAGACCATTAAAAAGCAGCGCCGCCCTGGTGGGGTGCTTTATCGATCTGAGCGTCGAGAAAATGCGGCCATATCTCAGGCCGCGATAGATTCAAACGTGCTAGCTATTATTGAAAATGCTGACGCCAACACTTATGAATGCCAAATGCAGATTGGTATCAACAATTACCAAGATCTGAATGTGAAACTTGATAAAATTATTTCTTTAATGCCCTCTCCGCAGATTTAATAGCCTGAGCGTAAGCATCCTTAATGTGCGGATCGTTTTGACCACCAATTTCTGGAATTTTACTTTCGCCGATTTTAAGTGCATTAAGTATCACTTCTGTAGCATTTTGCCTTGGTGATATCTCATTAATCATGCGGATGATATTTGTATACATGAGCCCAGCTTGTAGCTCACTGGTAAGCATTCTTTGCTTGAGATTTTTTACAGTTTCTTTCAGCTCAACAACTTCTTTTTCTAATTCAATCATAGAACCCATTTTCCATTTCCTTATCCCAGAGTAAATCAGCCATTCCTCCGATAGATAACACTCAAGCCGCGCATGGCGAGAGTGGGCTGACCTTACACAATAGAAGATCAGCCGGTAATCGCCATTGAGTTGATCAATAAACACGCCAATGCCCACGAAAGGTGGGCTTTTTTATGGGTGAAATATGAGAGACATACCAGCAGAACTCATTATCGCGAGCGTTGATGCTGGCGTTGGCGCAATGATTGACCTGTTCGAGGTTGATTTGCAGTCATTCGGCGGTGATGTGATCCGCTTTCATTCCGGTACCAATGGTTATTACGGTGATGTTATCTGGAAAGGTCAGCAATACTCGGCCTATCCAATAGCGGTAGAAGGGTTTGAAGTTAAGTCAGAAGGGACTTACTCGCGGCCAACGATGAAGGTTGCCAACATCACCGGCTTAATCACTGGAATTAACAGCGATTTTGATGATGCATTGGGTGCAGTCGTTACTCGTCGGCAGGTTCTGGTTCAAAATCTCGATGCGGTTAATTTCCCCGGTGGCAATCCAGATGCGGATGCCACGATGGAAGCAGTTTCCCGTTATGTGATCGAAGAAATGGTTGAGGAAACTTTCGAGGCAGTGACTTACAACCTTGCCACTCCAGTTGACTGCGATAACGCCATTATCCCAGCAAGAACCATTCTGGCAGACGTTTGCCAGTGGATATATAGAGGGGATGGCTGTGGTTACTCGGGGCCACCAGTTGCCGATGATAAAGACAACCCAACGACTGACCCGTCAAAAGATAAATGTTCAAAACACTCTTCAGGATGTCGATATCGCCACCCTAAACCAGAACCACTCCCAATAGGTTGCTTCCCCGGATCAGCTAAGGTGTCCTGATGCTTGAGAATGAATGCCTTGAGTTCGCCGCTTCGTCTGATGAAGAGGTTTGCGGCCTGATAATAGGAAATGAGTTGCTAGTCAGGTGTCGAAATATTCACCCAGACCCAAGGCGGCACTTTCGAATAAGTGATGATGACTGGTTAGAAACAGAAGCTGCGGGAGAAATCACTGCTGTTTTTCATTCTCACCCAGAGCAAAAGCTTGTGCTATCTGGCGCAGACCGATCTGGACAACTGGCAACAGGCATCGATTGGTGGCTGGCTAGCGGTGGAAAGCTTCGGAAATTTAGACCGGTAGAGCATCTACTAGGTCGGACATTCAAGCATGGTGTTATGGACTGCTACACGTTATTTCGTGACGCCTATCACCTGTGCGGCATCGACTTGCCTGATTTTGAACGCACTAACGGATGGTGGCTGCGCGGCGAAAACCTTTACATAAAAAACATGGCAGCCAATGGTTTTCATGAAGTAGATATGCAAGACGTCCAGCCGGGTGATGTGTTTATTCGGCGAGCTTTTCCAGAGTCAGACCCTTGCCACGCCATGATTTACCTTGGTGATAACACCATTCTTCATCATGAAAATACCGGTCGTCTAAGCCGTCGCGAACCTTTGCGGCCTGCTTATTTGCGCCTTACTCATTCAATCTGGAGACACGAACAATGCTCATCTTTAGATTTGCGGGGAATCTTCGACGACATTTCCGCCAGATCACTTTAAAGGTCGATACTCCCTCGCAGGGGTTACGCCTTCTTCTTGCTCAATGCCCTGAATTCAAACGTGACTTCTATAAATCAAAAATTCGAATGCGGGTTGATGGTAATGACGTTTCCAATGACACGCTAAGTTTTCACATGGATCGGCACTTAAGGGATGGCGCGACAGTTTTGTTTGTGCCAGTTGTTGAGGGAGCGATAACTGGCGTGGCCGCAATGTGGATCATGGTCGCCGTTACCGTGGCCTCTGTGGCCTATTCGCTCTATATGACCTCGAATATGAAAACCAAGACGTCCGCTGAGTCTGCACAAAGTGGCACGATAACGAACAACTCATTCACCAGCGCTGAGAACAAAGTTGGACAGGGGCGGCCTGTTCCATTGCTGTTGGGCGAAATGGTTGTTGGATCGAACGTTGGTTCTCTCGGCATTGATACCAGCAATAACAAAGACTGGAACATCTCTATTAGCTAAGGTGACAATATGAGTTCAGGCGGCGGTGGCGGAAGTACACCAACACTCATTAATGACAATCTCACGTCAAAGCAATTTTATCGCGTTCTCGACATCATTTCAGATGGCCCAATTTATGGCCCTGTAGACCAAGAGCATTTGTCATCATTCAGACTAAATAAAACACCAATCACTAATAATGCAGGTGTAGTTAGCGTTCCTGGAGTTAGCGTCGCCTGGCGGCCAGGATCAGCAACACAAACCCCAATAAATGGCTTCTCTGCTGTTGAGTCAACAACCATTGTTAAGGCAGACGTAACTCAGGCAACACCGCTAGTGAGAACTATCACTGACACAAATGTTACCCGCGTAAGGCTTAATATCGGCGTCAGTTCATTGGTAGAGCAGGATGCTCAAGGAAACCAAAGGAACACTTCAGTGACAATGGTCATTGAAACCAGGGTTGGGAATAGTTCTTTTCAGGTCGTTAAAACAGTAACGATTGGCCCAAATAAAATTTCAGGGGAATACCTTGAAGCGCACTTGATTGATGCACCTGAAACAAAGCCATTTGATATTCGAGTTCGCCGCATTACTGCTGATAGTACAAGCGACTTTCTCAGAAATGGAACCATCTGGAATAGCTTTACTGAGATGATTGACGACAATCTCTCATATCCTTACACGGCTGTATGTGGCGCTGTAATTGACCGAGATCAGTACACTGACACACCTAACCGAACATACCATTTACGTGGACTAATAGTGGATGTCCCCGATAATTACGACCCAATAACACGCACATATACCGGCCTATGGCTGGGTGGTTTCAAATCAGCATGGACCAATAACCCTGCGTGGATATTCCGCATGCTGGTTAAAAATACGCGCTACGGACTGGCTCGCCGTGCGGGATATATTGATGTTGATGACGGTAGCCTGTACGTGTTATCTCAATTCTGTGACCAAAAAGTAGAAGATGGGTTCGGTGGTGAAGAACCTCGATTTACCTTGAATGCTTATATTACTGAGCAGAAAAGTGCGCGTGAATTACTTGATGATATCGCTGGCATGTTTCGAGGGATAGCGCTGTGGGATGGTATGCGATTCAGCATCATGATAGACCGACCACAAGATCCGGTTGCCGCTGTAACGAATGCCGGTGTCGTTGATGGGCTATTCACCTATAGCGCAATGAAGCGATCAGAGCGTTACAACGCTGTCGTTGTGTCATGGACTGACCCCAATAACGGTTGGGAGCAAGTGAAGGAATATTACTCTGATGATGAGATGATCAGCAGTAGTGGTGCCTACAACGAAACAACGATAGAGGCTTTTGGTTGTACATCTCGCGGACAGGCCCGCCGTACCGCTAGATGGTTAGTCGAAAGCGCCAAGCTTGAAAAAGACAAAGTAACGTTTCGCATGGCACGTGATGCAATTGGGTTTATCCCTGGCGACATTGTTGAGTTAATGGATAACAACAGAACAGCAGCCAGATTAGGCGGTCGAATTGTTAGCCATAGCGGGGTGGTGATCAATGTTGATGCTGATGTGTCAGCGTTGGCCGGAAATGGCGACACCATGTCTATCATGGGCGCTAACGCGAAGTTCATAAAATATGAAATTGCTTCGGTTAATGGTTCTGCTATCACGCTGAAAGTTGCGCCAGCATGGGTTAGAGATGGCACTACATTTGCAATTTCAACCAGTGAAGTATCTACGCGATTATTCCGTATCATGGGGATATCTGAAGACGAAAATAATTCTATCTACAGCATATCCGCAACGCTGCATAATCCCAACAAGCAAGCCATTGTTGATGAGGGGGCCGTATTTGATGTCCCTTCCGATACGCTAAATAGCTATCGTGTCCCCAATATCGAGAACCTTCGGGTGATCAACACGAACAGTGAGACTGTTCAAGTCAGCGCTTCGTGGGAAACAGCCACAACAACTAGAAAGCTTGTGTTTGAGTTGTTGGTTTATACGCTGGATGGAAAGGTTTTCGCTCAGTACGAAACAGATCAATTCCGCTATGACTTCTTTGGTATTCCAGCGGGAACCTATTCGCTCGGTGTCCGTGGTCGCAATGACAATGGAATGAAGGGAGCTGAAACGCAGGTTAGTTTGCTTATCGGCGCTCCACCAATGCCGTCATCAGTTCGATGGACGCCGGGCATATTCTCTGCTGATGTCGTGCCAGTAATGAACATTACAGCGACAACAGACACCACATTTGAGTTTTGGTGGACAGGAGAAGTACCAGCATCTAGCGTGGCAAACATTGAGAATGAAGCTCAGTTTTTAGGGCGCTCAACTCAATGGACGTTGAACGGACTCAAGGCAGATACGACTTATTATGTTTACGTCAGGACGCGTAATGCGTTTGGTGTTTCTGAGTTTGTTGAGGCATCCGGTGTCGCATCCTCCGATATTCCCGGCATGATTGATTACATTGATGATGCAATCAGGGGGTCAGAGGCATTTGAATCTATAACCACAAAAATAGATACAAATAGTGATGCAATAATTGAAAACGCAATAGCTAACGATGCCGATATTCGGCGATGGAGGGTTGATTCAGGGCGAGGTAAAGCGGAGATACTTGAGGTTAGAACAGTTATTGCAAATGACCAGGAATCATTCGCTGAGTATCGACAATTGGTTACCGCGCAATTTGATGAGCAAGAGGCCGCCATTCAAACAAAGGCAACAACAAAGTTTGACCATACTGGGCAGGGTTCGGCAGTTTATAGCGTCAATGCAGGTGTTACTTATAACGGGCAGGATGTATCAGCTGGCATGTCAATTGCTGCTGAAGTGTCAGGCGGAGTGGCAAAAAGTTATATTCTATTTAGCGCAGATACATTTGCAGTTTATAACACCAATAACGGTGGTTATGAGTTAGCGTTTGCTGCTACAGGATCACAAACATTCCTGAGGTCTGCGTTCATTCAAGATGGTTCTATAACCAATGCAAAAATAGGTGAATACATTCAATCATCTAATTACATTCCCGGATCTATTGGATGGTCAATTAATAAAAATGGCAATGCTGAATTTAATAATGCAACGTTCAGAGGAAATGTGACTATGGATAATACAACGAATGGTATTAGGACTGTTATTAATTATCTTGGTCAGAAAACATATCATGCTAATGGACAAATTGCCGTGCAAGTGGGTTATTTCTAATGGCAGAGCCTATTCTATATGTCTCCCCCAGTGATGGGGGAAAGGGTGTCTATATGACATCTGGAACACGGTTACTTAGATTTCTAGGAAACTATGACACCTTAGGAACAGGTGTCCCGCCATCCGCTGTTCTGAATGGTTATACGGGAGGGCAGTTATATTTAGTCCCGACATCTTTCGGGGGAGTAAATACCCCAGCAGGAGCAGCCTCGGCATATGCGTGGTATGTTACTGGTTACTCAATGTCGGGAAACCGTATAACCTTTACGACTTCAGATAGTAATTACGGATGGGCGACATTCTCAGCGTTTGAAATTCCGACATCACCAGCGTTTGGAACCTACGGGTTATTCTTGCAGAATTCGGCTAATTTCATGGCAATAACCGATGCTACGGCATTGGGTTTTTGCACTTGGCGGGGGCAGGTCACTATATCGTCAGATTGGCAAGTTCCAGCAGGGATACCAAACCGTGATAATGCAATCGTATTTGCCAATTGGAACGACCCTAATGTGTCGTTAATATACGATAGTCCCAATAAAAATATTCATTGCTTTGCCATCAACTCGACAGGCTCGACTAGTAACGGATCAGTGGTTGCTAACGTGTGTGTTTTCACCACGGGATTTTTCCCTGCACCACCCAGCGCGGGCACAGCTGGGCTAGCTATTTTTAATACATCAGGACAATGCACATATTCATCCCGCTATGCGCCGCTAATTCTGGCAAACACTACACAACTAAGTTCCACACCTAATACATGGGTAAATACTGGCATAACAAGACCCATGATACCCCTTCCTAGCCTTGGCGGGCTACCAGCAGGACTAGAGCAAAGTGGAGGTTTTATAGGGTGGTATCTAACCGCTATGAGGATGTCAGGGTCAAGTATAACAGCGGGGCAAGGTGCTTATTTAAATAGCGTCCCAATGAGTGACAATAGATACGGTAATAGCCCGTTAGCTTTACCCGTTCTAAATACCGATACTTACTTTTAAATCAAATTAGGAATAATCATATGTCTTGGTATAAGGCAGGTAAAGTCACGTCCGTAGCCGGTACAAATGTTATTACCGGCACAGGCACGTTATGGAGCAATCCAATATTTGGCATCGCTCCTGGTCAAATGTTTTTCACCCCAGAATCAGGTCAGGTTGTTATATATGAGATACTTGCTGTAGATAGTGATACTCAAATCAGAATATCAAGTAACTCAGCCTCATCCATTACTAATTCAGATTATGCGATAGTAACAACCGTATCAAATTCTATGTCTGATTTGGCGCGTCGTACGGCTGTTCAATTGGCTTTATACCAAGGTTTGCTTGAGGACTGGCAATTAATAACAACAGGCACTGGCGATGTCACTATTATTGCGCCAGACGGTTCAACTGTGGTTATTCCATCATTAACTAAAATGTCGCAAGATATAAGCAATAAAGTTAACCAGTCGCAATTATCAGGTATGGGTATTGGCTTGCCGACGCTAGTTGGCTTGACCGCTCTAGATTGGCAACAGCAAGATTTTCTAACGGGAGCTAACTATATTGGTTCAAATAATATTTGGACCAATGCGCCAGCAGATATTATCTATAATGCAGGTACAGGGGTCAGTATCACAGTCGATTATATCTCCAGTAATTCAACGCGCATTGGATTAACGCTTATTCCAGATACAACATCACAATCAAATTATAAAATATATAAAGTCATATCGGTAGGAGCGAAAGGTTCACGAGTATTTACTGTGCGCCGAGTTCAGAATTCCGCAATACCCGTCTCAATTGCTGATGGTGGGACGGGAGCTATTACTGCACCGTTGGCCCGAACCGCCTTAGGGCTGGGTTCTGCTGCGGTAGCTGATGTAGTTGCAAATAGCGCAGACCAGACAGCAGGCCGAGCTATGACTACAGGATCAAATGGCATCGGCGGCCCGTCAGTAAATATGACATCAGTGAATAATGCGTGGTTAAACCCGCTGGGAATGATGAGCCTTACGACAATGACTAACTGGGGCGGAACAACTCCTACAGATGTGTCAGGTAGTTTGCCAGCACATTGGAATATCATTTCGTTAGGTGTAGGAAATAGTCAAGTTGCTGCCGGGTCTAGAAAAGCTGTAATCGCCATACAAAGTTTTAATGTCGGATCTGGTGCTCCGCAATGTTATGTTCGCACAATTCACGACACCGCATTAAGCCCCGCAGTTATGCTCTATCACACAAACAACACAACGGTAGACTCCAATGGTTTCCTGAAAAAAGCCTCGCCGGTGGTGAAGCTGTACGGTGATGGTGGATCTGAAACGAATGAAGAATCAGAGGGCGCAACATCAGAACGCATTAGTGAAGGGGTCTATAAAATATCTGGAGTGCTGGGATTTAACTCAGATGATGCATGGGGTGGGGTAGATGGAGGGATTGAGATTCCGACAGACAAAAACAAACAGCCGCTTATCTGGGTTGATTACTCACTTGAAGAGGATGGTGATTTAATCATTAAGACCTATCATCGGACACATCCAGCCTCCCCACAATTTGCGCAGAATAACATCAAAGGTTATGAAGATGGCCAGCCTATTGATATCCCGTTAGGGCGTTTTGTTGATCTGCGTGTTCAGATGCCAGAAAGGGAAGAAACAGAGTTACCACTAACTGAGGAATAAGCACAATCCGGGCTTATTTGGCCCGGAAATCAAACTTTAGGCACTAACCTTCGTTCTGCTATTAACCGATAGTTATCTTCAAATCTATCGGAGAGTATGAATTCATTACCATCGATCGGTTTGAATTTTCTCATCCCGTCCCACCACAAAATTCTTCCATCGCTATTGATTAAACGCTTGGCCCATTGTGGTGCGAGACTAAAATCACTTTCAGTTCCGGTCATTAACTTCCATTCCATCACAACGAATTTCCTTACGGTATGACCATGATTTATGTGAGCAATAAGGATAAGGGCATTCGTTCGAGGCTTTCAAATTGGTTCGACAGATCAATAATGAAAGATTGATCGGTTAAAACGATCGTTGAGATTTATCAGGCTTATAAAATACAAAACTGTGCTTAATTGACGATTAGTTTCTGCATGTGATGGTTGGCAGGGATTCCTGCGAGGTGGGGTGGGGCGGTTTTGGGACGTGAAGTAATTGCAGGAGTAATCATGTTTAACCAAGTATGCGCAAGTTGGGACGTGTGATCGACGACTGGCGCGGTATCTAGTTGGTTTTAAAGGTAGATCTAGGAACTTCTAAGCCGTAGGTCACAGGTTCGAGCCCTGTAGGGCGTACCATTAAAATCAATGAGTTACCCTCTGTTTACCCCCTAATTATCAACAACCTTTTTTAAAAGTGCCAGATTAGTGACACGAATACTCATTAGCTCATCAATTTTACGCGCATGTTCAGTTAAATGGTTTGGTGATAGGTGAGCATATCTCTGAACCATTTCAATAGATTCCCAACCCCCCATTTCCTGTAAAACTGTCAGCGGAACACCTGCCTGAACTAACCAACTGGCCCATGTGTGCCGAAGGTCATGAAAGCGAAAGTTTTCAATGCCCGATCTCTTTAATGCAAGCCTCCCATCGCCGTAGGATTTTCAGGTCTAATCCCATCAAAAGTAAAGAGCCGAGTTTAACGCTGTGATGAGGACGGGTTAACTATTTCAGGTGTTATGGCTGGATTAAATAGTAAACACCCAGTGGTCCATAACTTGTTGTTTGATTATTACGTATTTGGGAAAACTTTCATGCCGTTATCGAAAGAACATCACTGCTCAGATGGGCATATTGGCAAAAAGCTACAGAACGCAGAGGGGGTTATTGACGACCATCTGATGATGCTAGAAGTAAAGCTCGAAATGGATAAACAAGTCAGACTCGTTGCTTGACGATAACCCACTTGGCGCAAGGATGTGTTAGATATGAAAAATAATCTTTACGTGCGTAAAAAGCTGAATATCATGATAAGAGTAGTCAGTTCGTCACATAGCTTACACAATCAAGAAGGCTCAGTTAATCGCTGGGTCTTTTTGCTTTTCTGCATTCGCATGGGCACATGTATACTGCAAAATTACAATTTCAAATTCGGTCGAGCTTAGGGAATGAGAAGATCTAAACCTTTCTTTGTATTTAGCGTATCTCCGCTAATATTGAGCATGTGTCTATTATTTATCACTGGGTGTGTGGACAAACGGCAGGTGAATCTTAAGACTCCCCAGCCTATTAGTGAATTAAGCACCCCTTCAGAGGTGGGTAGCTATTACAAGCAAATTACAGAGGCTATTAGCCGAGAGCTTCATGATGCCGATTTGTACAAAGGCCGAACTTGCTCTCTACGGATCCGTATCTTGCGGGATGGTACTTTAGCCGATGTAAGGGCGTCCGATGGAGATCCTGAGCTATGTCAGGCCGCTATCATTGCGATTAAAAAAGCTAAAATCCCGAAACCGCCAAGTGAAGAAATCTATCAAGTATTCAAGGATGCACCTGTCTTATTCATTATCTAG